GTGGTGGTCAACCTGTTGCTGGTGGTGGTCAACCTGTTGCTGGTGGTGGTCAACCTGTTGCTGGTGGTGGTCAACCTGTTGCTGGTGGTGGTCAACCTGTTGCTGGTGGTGGTCAAATAAAAAATCCACGTGGTAGTGGAGTAGCCCCGACCGACGGTGAGACTAAAGTTCAATCAGGAAGTGAAAATCCATCGGTATTGAAGAAAATTGGTAGTGGTGTTGGTAATTTAATAGGTGGTTTCGCTGGAGGTGTGACCGGCGGTGCTAAGAAAAGTTTTGATTATGTTAACAACATGGGAAAAGAAGATCTAGCGAAATCTAACTCTGGTAACAGCGGGAAAAGCGATCAGCAGCAACAGCAACAAGGCGATCAGCAGCAACAGCAACAAGGCGATCAGCAGCAACAGCAACAAGGCGATCAAGAAAGAGCTGATCCAAAAGATTTACCCCCTCTTGATGACCTACTTAAAGGCAATCCATCAGATGTTATTGAACCGGAAGTCATTGACAATAGTGACGACAGTAGTGGAGATGAAAACACACAGAGTTTAGGAGTGCCGGGTGATGGTGATGTTACAAAAAAAGCAAGTGTTGATATGCAACAGAACCCACCTCCACCACCGGCACCTACACCACCCGGACAAATTGATCAAAAAGGTGAAATCACACCTACTGTTATAACGCCTCCGGCTCCTAAAAGCGAAGAAGAGGAAGAAGAGAATCAAAATCAGCTAAAATTACCTTTAAAAGAATATAGCACACCTCTAGGAGGGGTTGGTTTCATGAGTAAGCGTTGGGGTAAATTCTAGTGAAACATCTTAATAATGAACAGGCCAACCTCTGGGAATCATATACAGAGAGTATTGCGACCAAGCGGAATTTACATAGTGCAAAGCAAACTTTTAAAGCAGCATTAGATCATGATCCTAAATTACCAAATGATGAACTACTATCCCTTCACAAATATATAGAGATGATGGAGCGGTTGGTAGATGGAGATAAAATTGTAGCCGCTAGTGAAAGTAATCCAAAAATTGCAGCGAAAAGATCTCGTATTAAGAGTATGTTAAATCGATTGCTTAAGCGAGGCTAATCGCTATACTTATAATTAGCTAATAGCTTTTCTTCGAGTGCCGGGAGAATAGTGTCGTTCCAAAGAACTTCATCATCTTTCCAGTTTTTATAATAACCAAGCTTCTTATCCTCTTTACCCTCGATACCAGGAAGTGCGTATGTACTACCGTTTTGTATCACAACACCGTGATTCACCGCCATCTCTTTTAATCCACTCAATTTGTCTAAACCTCGCTTGAAATTCAAATAAACCTCACATTCTAGAAACGGAGGTACAAACCGATTTTTCACAGTCAATGCACGTAATGTTGTACCACTGACTTTGTTTGCCTCTGGTAAAATTTCATCATTTGTGTTCATCTTGTCATGCTTCTCATCTCGTTTAGCTAACTGAACAAGTACACTTGATAAATACACAGGACCTTTACCACCACTTTGTTGTTTGACTAATGTAGGGAACATAGCAGCTGGATCATCATACGTATGGTTGCTGAACAATATAGTTATACCAGCATGGGCGGCCTTGAATGTCAACAATCTCATCATGCTTTTTAAACCCTTAGCGCGGGTGCCCATGTCCATCGCACTTTTGCCCTTCTCAGTGTCGTCTAGCTCTTTTTGGCTCGCTAGATTGCCTAAGCTATCTATACTAATAATAAATTTACCTTGCATGCCGGCTTCTATGACGCTGTCAAGAAATGTAGATATTTGATTACGACATGCTTCTACAGTTTGTACCGGTACATATTTTGTCTTGTCCGGATCTAACCCCACACCGGTGGTGCTGCTTTTGTCAATCGCGGCTTCTGTATCAAATATAACCGGAGTGATTCCTTGCTTTTGTGCATTGGCTAGTATTTTATTAATAATGAAAGTCTTACCGGCAGCACTAGGACCGCTAAATCCTGTAATTCTCCCGGCTGGTACACCACCATATAAACTGCCGCTAATAATAGCATTCAACACCATACACCCCGTATCTATCCAACTATCTACATTTGATAGTACATTTTCTGATAGTACACTAGCGTCTGGATTAAGTTTGTCTAGCTTAGCAAAAACACCTAATATGTCTTTGCTTAGTTTTGTGTCACTCGTTGTCATCAAACACTTTAATAGATTCTGGTTCTGCTGCTGGTTCTGGCTGAGATGGTTTGTATACATTCTCGTATTGCTTGATCAGAGCTTGATCCACTACAAGACTAGAACATGTCACGATGTTGTCTTTGTTAAATTTCCAAACGAGCTCATCATCTCGTTTATCCGCTGATACAAACTCCCGAAATATAAATGGCACTAACTGGACGGCTATCTGACCTGTGTCTTGACGCACCTCTATATTCACAATAGCTGGGTTACCGACTTCAATAAAGCTTGGTTTACTATTTATAATATTACCGACAATAGTACGGCCTACATTATCAACAAATACATCAATTTTTTTCTCGTTACTCATAAAAATATTATATCATATGGTTGTCTTTAAATCCACATCTTTATTCACTTAATAAGTCGAACAGATCTGTCTGTATCTGTTTTCCGGGTTGTTTGATAGACCAACCTACAGATTCATAAAATCGTTCAATTATACTAAATATAACTTTTTCAAACATTAGCTCTGTATCTGGTAAAAATACATCTTTAAGCTCGTCTGGTAAATAGTACTTATACCCCATAATTGATAGCCCATATCTGTTTGGTTGCTTCACATAAAAATATCGTACCTTATCACCTGTATCTATCTTTTCAAAATCAGATGTTACATTGAACTTGTCAATCATTAGGTTGTAAAAATAAGCAGCCTTTGTATGAATAGGCATGCTCTTGACTGTGCTGTATCCATCACATCTAGATGCGTATTTTGTATAATCCTTTATACCCATAACAAATGCTATATCTTCTATAGGTAGTTGTTTAAAGGTATCATATGCATCTAGAAACACTTTATCTGTCAGGGACAGGTCTTGCGTCTCAAGCATGGTCTCAATAATCTCCTTAACGTAAGGTTTTATTGCATTTGGTATGGTACTACGCACCACTTCAACACCTGTATATTTGTATTTGTTAACTGGAATACCTTCGTCATCAAGCACATGCAAAACATATCGTTTTTTCTGTAAAAATATACCAACATCACACACACATTCTCTCTTAAACACGAACCTACTATCCAGGCTATTCAGGGATTTTCTTGACCATTTTGTTATTTCTTTATTAAGAAAATCTTCAATCTGTTGTGCCTCAGCATACACATCACTCGAAACAATTCCTTTTGAATTATTAAATGTAATGCCCTTGGTGTCAATAATTGGTTTGATTGAGATATAGCTCGAATCAGTGTCATTGTATATAATGGGATCTATATCACTACCATTAGATTTTTGTCTTATATAGTCTCTCAAAATAATATTTGATTGCTTGATAACGGCTTGACCGGTCAGTGTTATGCTTCTAGCAATATCACTATCTCCAATAGGTGCATGTTTGTTACCGAAATATCCATACACTGTGTTGATCAGAATTTTGATTGTGAATTGCTTGATATCTAGTCGATCAACTGTACGCTTGGTTTCTTTATACTCCTTTGTATTTTTGTCGATTTTTAATAACTTTAACTTACATTGTTTGAGTTGTTTTTTTATTTCTACTCGTTGTTGGTAAAGCCTATCAACAATTTCAGGTACAATGCCTTTCTTGGATTGAGTGAATAATACCTTAGCTTTCGATATAGCTATTTTTTCATCGTTAACAAATTTTGAAAATGCATCATGTTTGAGCTTAAACATCTTCCCATTAACATGCTTGATTGTTACAGTGGTGTCTGTTTTGTCAACAATTGTGCCTATTTTAGTCTCCGGAGATAGATTCAATGATATCATGGTGTTAGGATACAGACTATTGGCATCAAATGATAATATATTTTTTTGAAAACCTCTCTGGGGTTCTCCAACATATGCTCCCTCGTATCTCTGATGATGTGTTGTGTCTTTGACAAATGTTGGTATTACCATACCTTGTTCTCGACCTTTCATCACCACCGCGCCGGTTATTGTGCTCAACGTACCCATGGCGGATTCAAATGTTGTGCAACCGACATATGCCAACATTCTCAATAACTCTATATATCTTAACTTATCCTCCATCTTAATAATAAGATTAACGTCTTGAACATTATATTCTACAAATGTTTGCCAATCATCATCTGCCAAGCTAGATAAATTTGTGTTACCGTAATCGATTTTTTTCTCTTCTAATTCATATTCAGCAATGGCATCAAGTTTGTATGATTCTCTCAACCCTACACTAAATTTTTTATATACATCTAAATAATCTAAACATGAGACTCCTTTTATATAAAATTTGTCTTGCTCACGACCGAACTGACCAGTTATTGTTCTCTTAAACACATTCCGGACGGGAGAGAGTTTTTTCACAGCCTCTTCGCCAAGTATGTTACGCACTCTGTTTATTATGTATGGTATGTCGAAAAACTCAGTGTTCCAACCGGTTATCACGTCTGGATGGTCTTTTTCCAAGTACTCTAGGAATTTGCTCAACAATACAACTTCACTATCACACTTAACATAGTGACAATTATCAATCGGCTTAGATAGCTTTCCTAAACCCCATGTTATAAATTTCTTTTTAAGTGAATCATAAATAGTTATCACGTTTATAGTATCCTTGGCTTCAGACGGTATAGGGAAAGCATCCGGACTATATGTCTCTATGTCGATATAGCATATCTTCAACGGGTTGTCAGAAAAATCATCACGTTGATGTTCTTTCCAGAACATATCAATTATAAATTGATGCTCACAGCTTATGTTCTCGAAAATACGAGTCCGTCCGGACTCTCTTATGTATTTGCTACGGTCCCATTGATTAGAAAATTCTTTTTTGATCACGCTTGTGTTGAACAAAGATTTGTCGTTTGTTACACCGTTACTCTCAATCCAAAGATATGGACTGTATGAACAATCCAAAACCACTCTGTTTCCATTCTTATCCCATGTGAAAAGTTTTACTATCTCTTCCCGGGGATCATAATATACATTTCTATACACAACACTATTGTATCACATTTGTATAAATGTGGCAATTATTTAATATGATTAATCTTATTAAGTTTTTTTCTATCAGGATGAGCATACGGTAATGTATATAGCTCAACATACTCATCTAGATGATCTTCTAACCATTGATCTTCAATTGCCAGACGAGCTTTCCGACATAGCTTCATGTAATGTTGCTTGTCCTTGAAAAAATAATCTAACTGATCCACCATCTCTTGTGGTGTGTTGAACTTGAATTGAGCATCATTATATGTCACCATGTCCTGACATGATATTGGCAAACCATACGCACATGCTTCTGTATATTTGATAGAACTTTTAGCTCTGTTGAATGTATTGTCAATTAATGGAGCTATCATGGCGTTCACCTTTAATGAATGTATGAACTGTGGTACATCATATAGTGGTTGCCATTCATGAAATTCGACATGACCAGACTTGACTAAATCATGTAACACGCGCGGATATCCACCGACAAACACCCATTTAAATTTGTTGCGTGTCTTATTAACAACATCTGATATCATGGAGAAATCGTCTTGTTGATTGGCACGATTATCTGTATCAAAATGAGCACCGCTACCAGCCCATAACACACGTGGTTGTTTCCGTTTCTTCACATGGCGATCATAGTTTATTTGCAATCTCTCCTCATCGTAAACCCCATCAAGCCACCACCGTGGAGGGTAGTTTGGCACCACAGTAATATTTGGATTTCCGGTTTTACTTTGATAGTAGTCTTTCATGAAATCACACGTACATGTTATCTCATCCGATGCTCTCATCATTTCAACAATATTATCACGTGTTTGTGGGTCCGCAAATGCAGGTTTGTACTTGTTATAATCCGGTATATCCTCGTGAAAAACTATATCGTCTATTTCGTAGATCAACCTAAAACCGATCTCTTCTGATATATTGCGAAGGTAATTAAAAAACATTTTTTGATGAGGACTGGCTTGCCGCTGGACACGAACAGATTTCACACCACCGTAATAATCTTTGTCCTTGATCATGCATGTGGATCCATGTATGATCATTTTTTGATATGCTGTTAGACCCTGCTCTGGCCACCCCATCCGCCAATAACCACAACCACTGTAATCTGCTAAATAATTTAGTGCTCTAGGGAGCTGAGGTGATCGTGTTATATTTGTGTTGGATTGTTGATTGACCTGCACTCGTGGGGTCTGTCCAACATATGCATTGAATTGTGGCTTAGATGAACCATAAACTGTGCCTGGTCTGTATGTTAACATGTGTTAATATTTTATATGCTCCCCTGGTGGAATGCGACTGGTTATACCGTTCTTCTTTTCTAAAAAAATAATTTCACCAGTCGCGCTCTTGACACTCTCTTTACGGTGACTTATCACCATGATGCATTCGTTGTGTTTTTCTACTCGTTCTTTCAATATTTCTGTCACCAGCTCGACACCTTTCTCGTCTAAACTGCTATCAAATAGCTCATCGTATATACTAAAATTAAAAGCTACATCACCTTGCAACCGACGGATGTCCATAAATGCAAACAGACACGCGAGGTCTATATTCTTTCTCTCCGCTCCGCTAAAATTAAAATACGAGCATATCTTACCCTTTTCATCAATTATTTGCTCTTCAAAATATTCATTAAAAACACAAATACAATTTGCGTCCATTTTTTTCAGATAATACGCTAGCTTGCTGTTGAATAGCTGAAGTATTTTTTTGACAATGTATGACTTGACACCTTCTTCAGACACAATAAATTTTATCACATCGTATGTGTTTATTTGCTTCTTGAGTTCATCTATACGTGTCTGTACCTCACACAATCTAGTTTCTGTTTGTTTTATTGTTTCACACAAACTCGTGTTGTCGTGCTTCATGTTTTTTATATCATCATCTATCTGCTCATTCAATTCTTTCAATTGTTTAATATTAAATTTGATGCTGATTATTTCTTGCTTGTTAAGATTGTTTTTATACAACCGCGACTCTAATTGCTTGATTGCTGTTTTAATTGCTGTGAGTTTTTTTTCTAAATCTTGTTTGATTGTGTTGATCTCATCTCGGTTATTCAACAATTGTCTCAGTTGTTGATTTACATTTCTTTTTTCATCCTCAATATGTTGCTGGTCGTGTTTGTCAATTGACCTCAAACAAACCGGGCAGGTCGCTTGTTCTGTGCCTATTGTTTGTAAATTTTCATTATGTATATCTATTTTCGTAGATAACTGAACGATTTTGTCCTGCCTCTTTGTTATGGTCTCTCTTGTACGGTCGCGAGCATCAGATAACTTATGTAATTTATCATTACATGTATTCTCGTCAATTAGTTTTATTGATTCAAGCTTTAAATTGCTTTCGTTTATTTTATCATTATTGTTTTGCTTCCGGTTTTTAAGTTTTGTTTCTTGTGCGTTTATGTATGTTTGAGACTCTTCTCGCTGCTTGTTATATGACACGAGAGAGTTTGATGTCTCTTCATACCGCACGCATTCTGCATGAAAATTATTTGATATCTCATTAGAGCGATTGCGCACACTATTCAACATACTACTAAACACCTGCAAATTAAATATGCCTTCAATAAATTTACGCTTCTCGATTTTTTTCTTCGCCATAAACGGCGTGGTGTTGTTAATAGTCATTATAACACAGTTCTGAAATACATCCGGTGAACTGTTTATCACATTACCTATCAACTCGTTTGTATTGGATATAGAATCCCTGGTCTCATCTCTACCATCAACAAACAAATAACATTTTGTAGGTGAGAGTGTTCTCACAATCTTGTAGGATGTAGTTTGATTGTTCGAAAGCACGTCAAACTCCAAGACCACTTCACATCTGTTTTGTGTCACATTGTTAACAATGTGTTCTTTTTTAAGCTCACGGATGGTGTTACCAAACACGGCGAAATAAATTGCATCTGCGATTGTTGATTTACCCACCCCGTTTCGGCGATCTTCTTTGTCGCGATTCAATCCGGTGATTATATTCAATCCTCTATTGAATTGGATTTCAACAGGTGTATCTCCCACAGAGAGGAAGTTTGTTATGTATAGATTTTTAAACGCTATATATTTCATTTGGACTTTGTGTATATATCTAGTGTTTCGTTTATTATAGTTTGTTTGTCATCAACATCTAACATGTTAATAAATTCTTCAATTGCTGTCGGTATATCAATTCCAGAAATATCAACATCGTCGTTTTCTTCTATACCAAATTTATTGAAATTGATCTCATAATCTGTGTTTATTGATATTGGATCAAGCACAGATAATTTTGATAATAAAAAGTCAATTTCATCTGGTGAAATGTGTAAGTCTATTATTAATTTTACTATATTGTTTACAAACATATGTTTAACATCATCAGTTATACCATCATGGCCTACTAGTTCCGATAACGTTATTTTTTTATGTTTAGGTGATATGTTGTTTTCGTAAAATTTATAGCTACTGTTTTTTATATCGAGCAAGTAATAACCTTTAGTGCTATTTACATCCCCAAAATCCATTTGATATGGACTGCCTAGATATAACACCGTGCCTTTTTTGTACTGTCTCTCATCACGTAGATGGAAGTGTCCTGTTATTACTAATGGTGAATGCTTGAGCAACTCACCGGATTTTATACCATCCGTACACACCTTGTATTGGTTCATCTTGAATGATTGTACTTCGAAGTGACCGAACATTATATCACATTTTTCAAGCTCTTCTACACGTGTTCCCCACGGGCAAAACATGATCTTCTTATCATAACAACTCACAACTTCCGGTGTTTCAAAAATTGTTATATTATCCCAACCGCTTAATATAGACAGTGAATTGACATCCACTCTGTCTTTATAATATGAATCATGATTACCAACTAATATCACTATATTGAACTGCTTCCATATGGTCATTATTTTTGTAACCACATGTATTGTATTGACAGCTATCTCATCTCTATAGTGGAATAAGTCTCCAGAAATTACTATATCAGTTATATTTTTCGTGGTTAATTCCTTTTTCAACCATACCGCCCAGTCAATCATTATGTCATGCCATAACGCTGTGTTTTGATGCACGCCGACATGTATGTCAGATATGCAACATACTCTGCTCTTGCGAAATAACATCAAGTTGTTTCTTCAGTAGATTCAGTATTGGTTTTCAAATAGATTGACATCTCCCCAGAAGACATCAAATCATCATAAACAGCCTCTTGATATTCACTGACTATCTCTCTCTGTTTTTTCTCCTTTTTGATCCGATTGATAAATGCATGAAATGCTATTGTTGTGAAATAAGAGAACGGATTATACTCTGAGGTGAGATCGAATTTTTTATTTTTAACAGCTAATAACATTTTATATATAGCATCTCCGACCATATCTTCTTTGTATGTATAATTTATAAAGTTTGGAGCGTATGATAACCCAGTAGCGATTTTATAAATATAATCACCGAGCTGTTCACTGATATCCACATCACCACTATCGTAATATTCTTGGAGAGCTAGCTTAAACTCTTTACTATTAACGTAGTATGGTTTTTTCTCTTTTTTACTTTTCTTCGATTTTTTTGGTTCCATAATTTAAATTTTCTTCTTTGTAGATTGATAATCGCTTGTTCATATGCTTTATACCGTAATATAACTGATCAGCAATATCTATAATCATAACTTTCTTTTTATCTTTATGTTTTCTAAGACCACGACCTATTGATTGTAATATCTTTATCTTGGCTTTTCCACCACCGGCAAACACTATATAATGTAAATTATTGATACTGATGCCTGTTGAAAATATTTTCGATATTGCGACACATATGACATTTGTTTTTTGTTCGATCAATTGTTTTATTTTGTCGCGGTCCTCCACGGGTACATCACCTCTGATAAAATATATCTGCTTATCTTTACAATTTTGTTTTAAGTGTTTCTCGAGGATTTCTCCATGTTCAATATAATCAATTAATATTAAACCATTGTTTGTAAAATTGTTAACTAGTGTTGTTATGGTGTGATTACGGAAAAGATTTCCACGCAGAAATTCCGACTCCTTTCGATAGCGCTCTCCTGGATCAGTTGCCCTTCTGAGAAAGTGTCGTGGAGGATTTTTGTATGATAGTTTAAGTATCAACGCCTCAGCATTGGCAATATATTTTTCAGAGCGTAACTGAAAACTATTTTTTTCATACAATATAGGGCCAATCTTACCTATTATATTCCACTGATCTTCAGCATTCTCAGGCATGGTACCAGTGAAACCAAAGCGATGATTTGTGCGTATATTTTTTATCACTTTGTTTATTTTATTGCTCTTTCTCAACTTGTGAACTTCATCAATAATGAGCAAGTCAACATGATCAATCCATGATATGTCTGTTTTACTGCTCTGCAAAATACCGGTGTTGGCTATAATAATATTTGATCCTAAATTGAGCTTGTTGTTACCCGTCCATTTACTGAATGAGAATGTTACCTTGTAGTTAATAAAGTCACCATATGTTTGATTGACCAGCATCAAATCTGGTACAATAATCAAGCCTTTTATGTTGTTATCTGATTGATATATAGATTCTATCAATGCTGCTATTGTTAATGTTTTTCCACCAGCGGTGGCTAATACAGTTACACCTCTACCGACACTCAAACATGTGTTGACAACACTACGCTGATAATCACGTAACGGTAATGACAGCTCTGGTATTTTTTTGGTCGTGTATGTCGGTAAGACAATTTTTTTAAAAAGCTCTGTTTCATGTATCTTGACATCAATTTTATTTGACTTGATATATTTTCGTATCTCATAATACAAGCAAGGATCAAATCTTCCGGTAGGTGTTATGGCATATTTTCTCTTGGCCATGAATCTACCGTAGTGTCTAGCAAATTTAGCGGCATCATTCTCTACAGAAAATATATCTCGTATCTGATCAAAATAATTACCAGATATCAAACCCACGCGGCGGTTAGCATCATAATCAAACAATAGATTGAGTTTCATTATAGTGTTTCAATTTTCATTATTTCTGTTAAATTTTTAATATCAAAGGTCATGCTACTAAATATTTTTTCTGTTTTTTCTAAGAACTCTATCACTAGTTTATATTCTTTTATTTGTTGGTCAACAGCAACAACAGCAGTGGTTTTAACTATGCTTTTTTCCAAGACATTATCTGCTACCTTATACTTTGATTGTTCTTTAGCCTTTTTGAGTAGATCATCTTTGATCTGAGCGCGCTGATCATACAACAGATTCAATTTTCTTTTGGATCTTATCAACCTACCAACCCATTTATGTTTTATAGCGGGAAGCTTACTCTGAACATCTTTTATAGTAAATACATCCAGAACTGCATCTCGCTCCGCTTCATCAAAATAGTCTGTTAAAATATCCTTCATTTAATAAATAATTATAACTTATATTACACTGAAAATCAATCATGAATTTTGAAAAATTATACAACAACATGTTGAGTGAGACTAACGTCGCGGGGGGATCAGCTAGTGTGTTCGGACCTAATGGTGGTGGAAAAACCGATGGTGGTGCCCACGTTGGACCAGCGCAAGATACATATGCGCCTGATGACAATAGGAAGCCAGAGATACTAGGGGCGAAAAGAAAGAAAAAAAAGAAAGCCAAAAAACTTCCCAAAATGAAAGAAACTGGTAATCCGAGTTTCGGTCCAGTACAAACTAGAAATTTTCCTACTGATTTAATGATGCCCGGTCGTGGTAAGCATATTAAAGAAGATGGTGAAATACAACAAGAATTTATACAAGCAGCACTGCCAGTGTTAGCAAAAGGAGGGGCTCTGGCTGGTAAAGCCGCTCTCAAAGGAGCCAAGATTGCCGGGAGAGGTGCATTAGCACTAGGTGGCAAAGCTCTACAGGGTGTTGGTACAGTTGCATCCAAAGTTGGCTCAATGGCAGCCGGTGTAGGGGCAGATACAGCAGCAGCAGCACTAGGTACTGACACTGGCCAATTACAGAATACCGCAGAAACAGAAGTAGCGGCTGCTAATGTGCCAATACCTCAGATGGATGTAAAGCAGGTTGACACACTGGCTGGCGCAGCTATAGCGCCATTATCCTCTTTAGATAAAGCGAATTTTGATAAAGTGTATCAGAAAATAATGCAAGGCTTGAATCAGTTAAAAACACAAATTAAATAAAACTATCGCTAATAGAAATAAAGAAAAGGGTAAAGCATTTGAACGGGCTGTGGCAAACCACCTGTCTGAAATCTTCCAGTTAAGCTTCACACGCACCCCAAATTCAGGTGCATATGTCGGTGGTATGAATGCATTTCGAATGAAAACACTATCCGAATCACAAATACTTTTAACAGAAGGTGACATAATTGTCCCGGATGAGCTTAATTTTTTGAAACTCGAGTGTAAGAGTTATGCGGGTCTTTCGTTTCATCAATTATTTTCTGAGTGTAAACAACTTGATAAATGGATACAACAAGCGAAAAGCGATGATAAATTGTGGTTTTTAATTTTTAAAATCAATAGGTGTGGTTCATTTGTGTGTTATGATGAGAAATATGAATTTTCTATTGGTAACTTCTGCAAGTACAAAACATACACTGTCACATCTTATGATAATTTTTTTGAGGAAAATAAAGCAACTATATATAATTTCAAAAAATAATTGCAAAAATATAAATTGATGTTTAAAATCGGAGTATATGCTCACTGCTAATATTGATAGATATAGATTGTATGTTATAGATTTTTTGAGTATAGTTTCAGACTGCGAGATGCAAATCATGAGAGACCTTGATAATTACGGATTAAGGGATGAATTGAACTTGAATAAAAAAAATGTTCAAGTTGTTTATTATTACTATATATTTAAAGCCGTATGTGATGCGGTGATTAACAGCAAGAGTAACAACAAATGCATGTTTTTTTATAATGAAGAGTGTGTGTCTGAATATGATCTAACCTCATGTAAATTGTCATCTGATCAAATGTTTAGTAAGTTCATTTCACGTGCTGTAAATAAGTTTAACAATATATTACCGTTATTATTTTACAAAACCACGGTTCTTTGTTTCGATAAAATTTTAGATTTCGCGAGCGATGGTGATGTTTGTGATGTGATTTTATCCATGAGTGAGTTTAATGATAAAAAGAAGAACAAGCCGTATTCATTCGAACGTGTAAATAAATTCATAAAAACATACAATTTAACGTACATATCTCAAGAATATTTTAACAAGGTGAAAGTGAAAGCATTATTGTATAAATAAATATAAATATATGAATAAATTTAACAAGATGTTTTTAGAGAGTGCATTGCAATACAAAGCACCTCTCACTAAAGACCTAGAGGACATTACAGAAGGCATACGAAGCACTCTACGTAAAGCCATATCGGAACCATACAGCAGAGCATCAGACTGGTCTGAGAGAATGAACAGAATGGCGCAATCGCAGCCGGATCAGGCATGGTTAGAGTTGTTGTTCGGAAGGAAACCTCGACAAGACTTGCTCAAAAAAATAAAACAAGCTCAAAAGCAAGGGAAAAAAGAAGTTGAACATGGTGGTAAGCGATGGGATTTAAACAAGAAAGAAATACAAGATCTCATTAACACCATGACTAAAAGTCAATCACAAGAACCAGCTGTTCAACGAGAGATTAAACCATCTAGTAGTACACCCGGTGTAATTCGACCACCGAGAGAAAAACAAATTAAGTCGTACAAATCCCCACGAGCAACAAAACCTTTAAATATTAAACCACCACGCTAAAATGACAAGTAAATTTGATAGAATCATAATGAACTCCTTTATGAACCAAACAGGAGATATTATTAACGAGCAAGAACCGCCGATGGACCCTGCAATGGCTCCGATGGACCCAGCTGGAGAAGCTCCGATGGATCCAGCGATGGGACAACCACCAGCACCGGTTCCAGAGGAACCGGAAAAAGATTTAGATATAGAAAAGAAGAATTTAGCTGAGCTAGCGATTAGAGCCATATTGTATAATGGAGATATTGACCCTGGAGACAAAAGTATTTTAGAACGGTCTATAAATTCTGATACAGATGTTAAGACCGTTATTGATGTAATCAGTAGGATTGTCACTCACGATAATGCTGTTGAAGCAGAACCTGTTAATTATAACCAAACCACATAAATGAGTGCCTGGAAAAATCTATCCGATATATATACCGATAATGTAATACGTGGTCGACATGAAGGCGCGCCTCGTCGATACAACCTTTCCGGTGTTTATAAGAACATGTTTCTTGAGGATACTCAACAAGAACTCGAGGGTATTGCACCTGGGTCTGGAGATGATGAAAACAGAGTAGCGGTGTTTCATATACCAACACACATGTTAACGGATGAAATAGTTGCTCAGTTTCGTGAACTCGGTGGGGATGGACCAATTCATATACCTGCTAGCTATTTTTCAAAAGTTGAGAGAAGATTCCGAGGTAAAACTATAGAATCATACGCACATGAATGGTTAGCTATATCTACAAAAGGAAAAATTGACAGCGTCACATATGAGAGTTTATTGAATAAATTGTTCGATAATGATTTAAAAGGTGCGGAGGATTTAAGAGAATTTCGTCAATTCATTGACTGGAAGAAAGGGAGTGATACAGTATCTATACAGGATACAGTGTATGACATATTATCTAGTGACATGTCTAGTGACATTAATTTTATTCAAGAACTAACACCAATTGTAAGTTATTTTGTAGCTAGTGATCCTGAACAACTGATCCGTGATTTTTGGAAAATAACAGAACAGAGTAGACGTGTTGGTATAGGTAAAGGTGAGATGGCTATTTCTCTATTGACGCGTGGGTTCAAAGGCGAGCCAGGTGATGTTAAATATAAACTAACCGATGATAGTAATGAGCTGTCTATAGAAGTCAAAGGACGAGGTGGTCGGCCAGGTGGTGGTAACCACGCTCACGGACTGAGCAAATCATTGGAAAAAATAGTTAAAAAATATAAAAAAACACTGAGCACTGCAGAAATTGATGACATACAATATACACTTTACGGATCAACAATTACAAAAAAATGGGAAGATGTAAGAAACTGGTTCAATACAACATTTAAAAACAGACCAATCATTAGCGCTAACAGTGGTACAATAGAGAACAGCTCTAGAGATGTTATACAATATTTTCTAGAAAAGATGGATAAAATTGTGAACACACAGTCTTCAAAAGACGCCAAAGCAGTTGTGAGTCAATTTAAAAATGAATTGAGTGTGTTGGAAGAATGGCTTAAAGGTATCGCGAAGAAAATCGAATCTAATCCAGATTTAGCGGATGCAGACAGACGTAAATTTTTAAACCAAACACAGTTGCCCAGTCACATATATACGACTCTATCGAAAGATACATCTGCAGGTGTCGCTTTTTATGTGGCTAATAGAAATTCATTACGTGATGTAGAAAATATATTGAATATAGGCACGTGGGGCAGAATGGTTACTGTGTTCTTCAACTGGTTTGCTAAAAACGCAGAGCTAAGTGATGTTGATCTTGCGGAAGCTTTAGTCAATACACGATCAGATAAAATACCTAAATATGCTGATGAGTTAGAAGACGCTATCTACACACTCTTGCAGAATCAAGGTAAAGAGATAGTGTACGATAAAGATTCACTGAGTAAATTAATCGCGGCTATTCAATTCACAGGTTACTGCTGCCATGACGGTTTCAACAGAGCATTGTTTATAAATGATGCAAATGATGTCGGTACACTCAACGGTCGCGTTGTTCCGACATATCAAGACGATCCCGCAACCACATTAAATGATATTTACACTGAGTTTACTACATATAACTACAATATCGACATGGGCCTAGACGATAAAAACAAAGGTATACAAATCACATATGAAGGTTAGCATTACAAACGATTTCGCAACATATCATAAAAATCCCGGATTGTTACTTGAAGGTGGTTTGTATGGTCATATGTGTCATATATATGAAGACTTAGACCTTCCATTTGAAGCACTCAATCAAATGGTGGTTGGATTGCTCAAGGGAGAGATTGACGGTGAAATTAAAGAAAAAATTGATGGTCAAGCGCTAGCTGTATCAATTGATGAAGACAATGTTGATAATATCATATTTGCTAGAAATGTTGGTAATGTGAAGAACTTTGGAGAAAATGGATTAAAATCATGGAAACATGTGCATTCGAAATTTAATGATGTGAGCCCAGCAGAACGTGCTGCGAGAAGAGATTTGATCAAAGCATTCACGTTTGCTGCCAAAGATTTAACCACAGCTATAAATCAACTACCAGCTGTTGTGAGGCGTGACAGATTTTTCTCCAGGGACAAGAGAGTACCTAAAATTGACAAGCGAGGGGAACCAATTAGAGACAAAAACGGAGAGTTTGTGTACGAGACGGTACGCGTTAAAAACTGGCTACACTTTGAAATTGTGTGGCCAGAAACTACAAATGTTATTCCATACAATCATAGAATGATCGTGTTACATAATTATGTGGCGTATGATCAGTTTGGTAAAAAGAGAGTAACTAGTGATTTCAATCAATTTGCGACAGATGTGCAAGAGCAGTTGAAAAATGTAGGAGCGCAAAATCAGCGATATTTTGATGTGGCATCACTACCTAATGTAAACAAGCGATGGGATCGACTGGTCACTCCAGGTCGATCTGTAACAATAGAGGACTTCGAAGAGAATCGCGAGGAATTTTTAAGTGAGATAAAAAAAATACAACTAGAATTTTCACTCACAGATAGAAACACACTAGGTGATTATTACACCGGTCGATTAGTGAATATAATTTACACGGCAGCAGAAGAGATTGGGTATCAGGTATCAAGTGATGTTGTAAACATGTTAGTTGACAGATGGCTTCATGGTGTGAAAAAACCAGATATCAAGAGAATTCGGGAGAAAATTGTACCTACAGAAAATATAACTACGAGTGATACAGCGCCTGGTGCTGGACCAGATGTCATGTTTAAAGAGTGGGTAGATTCACAAAACGCCGGTGGTGCGAATCGTCACATGATGAAGCGTATAAAACAACCGGTGATTGATTTAATCATAGATCTCGGTATCGCAGTGATCAACAACATGAGTGATTATCTAGCTCTAGGGACACAAGAACAATCGAGTGTTGAAATTAAAAGATCAATTGAGGGTGTTGTGAAACGTGTTAGAGAATCTAGGAATCCAGATCATATCGATCAAATACAAGGATATCTTGATATTATACAGAGAGCTGGTGGTCTAGATAAAATTGTACCCACGGAAGGTATTTTATTCACCTACAAGAAGCCTGGTACAAAGACACACTCTGTTTATAAATTAACAGGCTCATTTCCAGCATTGAATGAACTTAGCGGTTTCTTTAGATTTAAAAAAGCTAGATAATCTAAGCTTTTCGCGCTTCGATAATCTCTTTACGGCGATCCCCACATAATTTTTTAAGTTCTAACAAAGCTTTCCTCGCTCGTGTGGCGGCCGCTTTGTTACCCTTGTCGGCGAATTTTTGATTCTCTTCGACATATGCATTAAACGATTCGATTATTTGTTGATGTATTTGATCCATAATAAATTTATTTTTTTGAGTAACTTTTTTTTGGTGTGGTGTTTTTTACAATTGTAGATATGTCTTGTTGCATTTTTTCAATGGCCACCCGTGTTTCTCGTAAACCTGCATGATTAGTGTCTTTAATTTGTTCTTTTAACTGGACAATTTCGGACTGTCTCTCGTTGATAGTTGCCTTTAATTTAGTAATTAAGTTTTCATAATACTTACTTTTATCGGTAAGTGTGTCATTAACCGTTTTAAGTTTTTTAATATCACTATCTTTGATATCAATATCCGCGAACAGCTGATTTATTTTTTGTATTTCAGTTTCGTTTAACGCCATGTTTATATTTATAGTATAACACTGTTAGTGCAACACATGTTAGTATCCACCACCCACTATTGTATGAGTGGCTAGCGTGATTACACAATCCATTAATGCAATTTAATTTATCCATAATAATTATCTCCTCAAATCTCTTACAAAATCATAAAATTCTTGACGTGTGTTTATGTCTTCTCTATCTAAGAAAGCACCACTCATCCTCGCGGTCTTCATAGTACTGTCATGCTTCACTCCTCGCAAACCAGCACATGTGTGATTAGCCTCGACAAGCACAGCCACGCCTTTGTTGTCTTCACATACTTCATCAATATATTTGTGAATTTGCATGGTTAGATTTTCTTGAACCTGTGGTCGTCTAGAGAACCACTCGACAATTCTATTCAACTTGCTCAGACCAATCACCTTTCCATCTCTACCGGGTATATATGCCACGTGTGTGTTTCCAATGAAGGGTAAGTGATGATGAGAACAAAAACTATTTGTTTTAATATTACCTTGGAATACTAACCCGTCATAATGATCCACATTATCGAAAGTTGTTATTTTCGGGGGCTGATCATAGCAACCAACCGCTAAATCGTTCACAAATGCTTTCGCCACGCGGCGAGGTGTATCGGCACTATTAGGATCCGATCTCCAATCAAACCCTAGAGCATCCATGTATGCTTCGTACGCTTTTGCAGCGTTGTTGATGATTTGTTCTTTTTCCTTTTCGGTTCTAGGGTGATTGCCATTTGCAAAAGGTAACTTATAATCTGTCATATCTTTAATTATATAGTAATATATTACACATTTCAACGATAAATAATTAAAATGACGTCAAAATTTTATGAAAAATATCAGCAATCATTGAAAACATCTGAGCTGAAACGTGTAAAAGTTACATATCTTAATGGCTTCGAAGGGTTTGTTCTAGAAGAAAATGAAAATGGTGCGATCATATATGTTGTATCTGCACCAGAGGATCAAGAATATGAAAACAGTTTGGTAAGTTTAGATCCCGGGCAATATGAAGACGCAGTTGAGCAAGATGATGTGTGCCCGTTAGATATTGTCAAACAACACTCGATTAGATATTTGATGGACAAAGGATTACTATCTTGTGAAACACAACAACTTGTTGAAGAATTGTTAAGTGCACCATGTGTTAATGGTGTTGAAACCATATTACGTAGTTGTGGATTAGTTGATACAGAAATATTAGATATTTTTAAAGCCGCACTGTTATGAGTAGAAATTACGACTGGTTAGTAGAGCATGTTAATGTGTTCGAGCAATTGTCTAGCAGTTTGAAAGTTGGTCTGTATCCTGGTGCGTTCAAACCACCACATGTCGGTCATTATGAAGCTGCACTAGCAGCATTAAAGCAAAACGACGTGGTTGTTGTGATGGTATCCGGTCAGTCGAGAGGTGAAGGATCTGGAGAGATCACATCAGAACAATCTCGAGAGATATGGGATGTGTATAAGCAATACAATGGAGATGATCGGCTAAAAGTCGTCACTGTGCCTAACTTTCGAGATCAAGACACTGATGCGGTTGGTACGGTGTTGACAGCGACATATGACGTTGTACATTTATTAAACACCGGAGGGGAATACTCCTCTACCGGTAGATTCACATCCGCACATCCGGTGGCTCAAAAAATATATGACAGCGTGGGTAATTACGATATATATAACGTGACTGTTTACGCTTGTAAAGAAGATTTTACTGGTAGGTATAGCGGGTTCCCGTTCGATAGGGTTGATGAATTTAAACGATACACCGGTGGTAATGTTGTAAGTATTAAAAAGGGGTTAAACAAAAGATTGGCCAGCGCGAGTGGTATCAGACCACATGTGTCATCTTTCAAAAAACAAAATATTAAAACCTCAAATGATATACGTGAACAAATATTAGGAGGAGCATTGTTGCGAGGTGATTTCGAATCGATCAGAAAAAATCTCCCCGGGGATGAAGATGTTAAAGATAAAGTTATTGATATTTTGTTGAAATGAGTAAATTACAGACAGACATAAACAATTTACACACTCTATATAGTAATATAAATAAAATGACGCGGAGGCATATGTATGATACAGCTGTTGTGGTTGAAAATAAAGAAATATCAATACCAACAGAAGATTTTAAATACAATAGAGTATCGATACATATAAAAAAAGGCAATGGTGATTTTGTTGAAGGTTACAATGGTAAGGTGACGTCTTATAATGATACAAGTAGTGTCATGAACCTAACAGCTGTTGATAACAATATTAAAAAACGTATACATATCACATCAGACACTCCAGGTGTCTTCAATATTGAAGTTGAAGATAAAAATGGAGAAATCGATAATAGATTTACAATAAGTCACATGCAGTTGAAAAATATTGATGAACCAAAGAAATTGTCTCTGATAAAAGTAGAACAGTGAGTTAGTATATATAAATAACCGTATGAAAGAGCGCACAATATTATTATGCTGTGGTACAAATCGAGGTTGTCCAGAATTAACTATTAACGATGATGATAGTGTCCGTATAAAAGATGATTACGGTAACACTGTTACAATGAAATTATCACAGGCACGAATCATTAGTGATAAAATTGACGAGTTGTTAAAACCGGGATCGAATACAACTGAATAATGGAGTTACTCGCCTGTGTCGGGTTGACATTCATACTCAAATACGGTACTATACTCTCTCCGGTGCGATCAATGTTGTGTCGTGTGAGTCTGTTTAAAGAATTATTTAAATGTAGTCTATGTCTGGGTTTTTGGTCTGGTGTTATAATCGGATGTTATACAAATAATATGCTGCTACCGTTAGCTAGTTCTGGAGTGTGTTGGTTCGCGGATTCGGCTGTCGCTGTTGTACAATGGTATGAGATAAAACTTGAAAAAGACAACAAGGTATAGTATAATTATATCATGTTTAAGAGTACAAAAATTATCGAGCTAGGTAGTTGCGCGTTCAGACAACCATCCGCGGAATCACATTGCAAATATTTACATGGTTATAGATTGACAGCAAAATTTTGGTTTGAAGCTGAATCTTTAGATCAAAACAATTGGGTTGTTGATTTCGGTGGTTTGAAAGAATTAAAAAATACCCTGCAAAATCAATTTGATCACACAACATGTATTTCAAAAGAGGACCCAAGACTAGATGAGTTTAATAGATTGCAGCAAGCTGGGGTTTGTGATTTAAGAGTGATGGACGGTGTGGGTATCGAAAAATTTGCAGAGTGGTGTTACGGGACAGCCAACAGACACGTTCACGAGTTAACCAATAGTAGGTGCAAATGTGTCAAGGTAGAAGTATTTGAGCATGAAAGCAATTCTGCTATTTACGAGCCAACCAATAAACCGACACTCGGTGATCAAGAGTTGACAGATTTTATGGGAAACAAAGATGTACAAGAACCCCCGATGAATGTGGCTCCTAGGGAAACCGCACCAGTGGTGAGCAAAACAAATATCAGCTCAAACTCTAACAAGTTAAAAAATAAATGGGTCAATCCGGATGCTCCAAAAAATTCGTGGCTATTCTGAGAAAAAAGGTTTATCATATAAACATATATAAAAAATAGGTTTATGAAAATTGATTCTTTAAACATATCTGAAGATTTTTACAGCGTTCAAGGAGAAGGTCATACTAGTGGTATACCTGCTTACTTTATAAGATTAAAAGCTTGTAATTTAATGTGTGGTGGTGCAGATGGTAGTCTCATGAAAGACGGTAAAGCGACATGGTGGTGTGACACTGAATATGTGTGGAAGAAAGGTCTTGAAAAGCCGTTTGAATATCTTGTTAATAGATGGATAGAAGAAAATATTCTCCACTGGGTTGTTGATGGTCGTGTAAATCTTATTTGGACTGGCGGAGAGCCTACTATTCCGAAAAACCAGCGAGCAATCGTTGAGTTCTTGCGTTGGTTTAAAAATGAAATGACATGTGTACGTAAAAAGAAAAGTATAAATCTATATAACGAAGTAGAGACTAATGGTACTATTTATATAGAAGATGATCTATTTAAGGGTCTGTCTCAAATCAATTGTAGTGTTAAGCTCGAAAATAGTGGTATGAGCAAGAAGAGAAGAATTAACCCTGAAGCTATCAACCGAATAATGGAGCATGACAACTACTGGTTCAAGTTCGTAATCAGCACAGAGAGCTGTCTAAAAGAGATTGAACGAGATTTTATTAAACCTTTCAACATACCATCAAAAAATATACTCATGATGCCTGGGTTGGATAAACAAAAGGACTATCATGAGCGTACAAAATTTTGTATGGAGATGGGTAAAAAGTATGGTTACAGAGCGCTAACAAGATTACACGTAAGTGCGTGGGATCAAACAACAGGAGTATGATTGAAGATAAAGTGCTGTTCAAAAACAGATTTTTAAATTGGAATGACATCACAAAATCAGTAGATAAGATATGTGCTGATATTATTTTGTCAAATATACAGGTAGATAGTATATTAGGTCTAAGCAGAGGCGGTCTTATACCTGCTGTAATGATCGCCAACCAGCTAGGAGTGTCACGTGTTTATTCATATGGTCTTAGGTCGTATAGCAACAAGACCGGTGGTGATATTATGACATATCAGCATTGCGGTGCTGGTGATATCTCTGGTAAACATGTGCTTGTTGTTGATGATATATCGGACCGTGGAGAGTCTCTTGGTTATGTAAAAAACCAACTCACGATGAAGTTGTTTGATGAGTCAGATATAAATTTTCATACATGCACAGTATGTAAAAAACCACATACAAATTTTGAACCGACATGGAATGGATTAGTTGTAAGTAATGACGAGTGGGTTATTTTTCCATGGGAATCAGATGAGATTAAACCAAGCGACAAATGAGAATAGCAATATCAGGAACTAGCAACATAGGCAAAACTGCCTTCGCGAAAAAGTTTTTAAGTAAATTTTCAAACTATAACACACCAGATACAACCTATAAGCATGTAATAGAAGCGATACATCAAAAAAACACTAAAGACGGTCGTGATACATCAAGCAAAGATATACAGTGGAATATTTTGAATTATATGATTGACACCATGCAAAAATATAACAGAGATGATGATGTGTTGTTTTATGGATGCCCGCTCGACAACATAATTTATTCATTATATATTATGGAAAAAGCTGGTGAGGTGGCTGATATTGATTCAAAATTTATTGACACATGTGTGCCTCTTATACGAGAATCCATGAGTTATTTAGATATAGTTTTTTTGTTGCCATTCACTAAAGCAGATAAAACCGAACGTGAGCTAACAGAGCAAGATAAAGAGATTCATAATCTATATGATGCTTTACATCAACAATATCTCACTGGTAATTGTCAGTTTCTACCAAAGGATGATCAACCAGCGATCATTGAAATATTTGGTAACACACAACAGAGGCTTCAGATGATAAGCATGTATATTGATGATGACGGTAATATTATTAATGATACATCTATTAGTGATATTATCGATCCTGATATAGTTTCTTTGCAAGAACAAGTCAGTAAAGACTAAATATCTGTATATGAAACTTACTTTTGATTCTGCATACAAAAATATATATGAAGGTTACAATTTTGGACAAATGAAAGAGACTCGTATCAAACGATTCCCTAGAGGTTTAAAAAACAAATTAAGCGAACAATTTATCAAGTCTCTCAAGCTAGAATTCAAAAGACTGACTAGTCCAGTCATTGAAGAAGATGAAGAAGGTAATCAAATCACATCTAAGGTAGATCCTAAGCAAGTCACAATGGCATTGCAAAAAGCTATACCTTTTCTAGTGCGTTAATATATTTTATCTTTGTTGTTGGTTTGATACAATCTCATTATGATACCAGCCACAGCATGAGCTTCATTCTCGTGCTCTGATCCAGTCTCCCCGGATTTGTCATTCAAAGCCCCGGTGACGTGCTGATATTGATGCACCATCTCATGAGCAATGCTCCGCAACACATCTATTAATCCGCGATCCTTTACAAGTACTTTTATTTGTCTCTTATCCGGTATATAGCAACCGGTTGTTATATCCGGATCGTGTTCGTCTATAAACTGAATCTTGACACGATCATTCAAGTCTAAATGTTTTTTACAGAATTGAACGAAATCCTTACATGTTGATTCACAGTCACGATCAAACACACGCTCTAGTAACAAGTTAGAGCTGTAACTATAAAAGCTATTCATTTATTTTCTTGAGTTGTATTTCTGTCTTTTTTAATATATCTCCAGGTTTGAATGTTCCATTCAGTGTGCTTGGATCTAAATCATCGCTGTTGTTAGTCACCTTGTAAGTACATAGATTTCCGAGGTTTTTACCATGGTCATTTTTTATTTTTGTAATCTTAACAACCTGGCCTTTGCTCTGAAAATGGTCACAATCCTTATTTATATTTTTTATCACATCACCTGGTTTGAGTTCATTAGCATCAACATTACATTGCCTGTTATGAAAGTTTTCAAATGTCGGGATGTTGGTCATATAATTATTTATTTGTTTGTATCTTCCGAACCAGAAATCTCAGGATCTCACTTCTCATGATGTCCTTGTCTGTAAAGCGGAAACAAAAGATACCATTTTGCTCACTCTCAGAATCGTCAAAGCATTTACACATCGGTTTAAACCCACTCTTACCATTGATATCGGATTGTTTGGTATCACCAATCACTATCATTTTCGTGTTCTCGCCAAATCTCGTCAATATTGTAGTCAATTCACTAAATGTGAGGTTTTGAGCTTCGTCTACTATCACCACACTGTCTGTGAATGTCAATCCGCGTACATAATTGACTGGTACTGCTCTTATTATATTTTTTTCAAACAAATATTTCACCTCACCTGGTTCGAGCAATTCATTCATTTTTTCCATAAGAGGTAGAGTCCATGGTAAAAATTTATCATCCACTTCTCCAGGTAATGAGCCCATACTCTTACTAGCGGACTCGACTATGCTTCTTATATAAACAATCTCGCTCATTCGATGACTCTTCAAAAGATTCAAAGCTAATAGTGATGCACAATATGTTTTTGCTGTACCGGCAGGTCCATCGACAAACATCATTTTTGTTGAGTCTACGAACCCTAGTTCTACAAAACTGTTATGTACATCTGTCAGTTTGTATTTCTGTACAATCTTGAAATTAGTGTCAACATTTTTTGCTAATTTAACGTTAATGTCGTGAACAACTGTGTCGTCAACACTAGCTGCTCGTTTGCGAGTTTTTAATCGAGACATATATGAATATTTATTGCATTTCAATGAATTCGCACATATATTATATGTAATGGGTAATCCAACTATTAACATAATCACCCGCACAGCCAATCGACCAAAAGCATTTGATCGCAATGTGAGAAGCGTGAATACACAAACATATGATAATGTTAATCATGTTATTGTGATTGATAGTGATGATACATTATCATACACAAAACAGTACAGTCTCCCTACAGTACGCGTTGTACCTGAAGAGATTGTAAAGTGTGATAAAACTAAAGATTATGATCCAATGACCGGTAGATACACCCCGGTAAATCTATATTTTAATCATGTAGATCACATGTTAAAAGATGGATGGATTTTATATGTGGACGACGACAATTATCTTTCATCATCGGACATTTTACAAAAATTAGTCAACATCATCGACGAATGTGATGTTGATACAATAATTTTCTTTCAGATGAGAAGAGAGAATGGTTATACAATACCGGATGATGCGGGGATGAGATCAGGTAGAATGCCAGCAATTGGCACCATAGGTGGTTGTTGCTTCACATATCATACAAAATACAAAAATAGTGCCACTTGGGACGCGTGGAAATGCGCTGATTATAGGTTTATGTCACGCCTACATGATGTTATACCAAACAAAGCATGGTATAATAAAGTTGTTATCGAAGCCCCAGTTCCTGGTGAATGCTTAAAATTAGATATATGAAAAAACATGACGTTGTAGGTATCGTGGGTCTCGGATTTGTAGGGTCTGCTATGATGAAGAGTTTTTGCAAGAAAGATATTATAGTGCTTGATCACGACAAATACAAGCATTGTGGGCATGAAATAGATGAGCTTTTAGAAGCTCATATGATTTTTTTATGTTTACCAACAACGTTCGATAGTAAGCTTAAGCAATATGACAAATCAGCTATTATTTCTACAATGAAGATTTTATCGGATAGTAATTACCCTAATGCAGTAATTTGTAAGAGTACAGTAGAACCTGGCACATGCCAGATGCTATCTGAAAAATTTCCAAAACTGAATATTATTCATAATCCAGAATTTTTGACAGCTAGAACAGCAAATGAAGATTATCATAATCAAAAACACATCGTTCTAGGTAAAACTAAAAAATGTAATAACGGTGCGTATAACCGTGTTGTAGATTTTCACAGTAAACATTACCCGTGGGCTCAGATCACGAGGTGCACAAGCATGGAGTCTGAATCAGCGAAAATTTTCGCTAATAGCTTTTATGCAGTAAAGGTACAATTCTTTACAGAACTATATTTATTATGTAAAGAGATAGGGTGTGATTATGATATTGCTAGGAAAATATTAATTAGAAACAACTGGGTGAATCCGATGCACACAACAGTACCCGGGCCAGATGGTGAAATTAGTTACGGTGGGTTGTGTTTTCCAAAAGATACGAAAGCGCTTCTCGAGTGCATGAAGATTAACAACACAGCACACTCTATTTTATCTGCCTGTATTGACGAGCGTGATTCGATGAGAAGTGATCACGATAATTGTAATTAACGACACAACATATATATATAAATGAATAAACCTATAATAGAAATCATAGCTGTTACTTATGGTCATGGATTCAAATTAAAATGTTTTATCGATAGTATTCGTTCTCAAACAAATCCTAATTGGTGTCTGCATATTATCCATGATGGTGCTGGAAAAATTTTTGACGATTTGAAAGAAGATTTATCTAACAATAGATATTTAGATGATGCCAGAATTGTATTATCCGCGACTGAAACGCGTACCAATAAATGGGGTCATCCATTGCGTGAATATGGCTTAAAAAATCGAATCTCAGATGCTCCCTATATTACAATAACTAATTGCGATAATTATTATGTGCCAATCTGGGTGGCTCAAATTGGTAATTCCTTAAAACAAGATAATGATTTTATATATTGGGATTGCGTGCATAGTCACCCAAATCCTCATTTGGATAGAAAAGGCACATATGGTGTATTAAATTCGAAACTAATAGGGGCTTGGATTGACATGGGCTGCGCTGCGGTTAAATCAGATATAGCTACTAAAGTAGGCTTTCCTTTTAGACGTTTTATGGCGGATTGGGATTTTTTTGCAGCTTGCTTAAAGCACGCTTCGCGAGATAAAAGGCAAAAAATACCTAAAGTTTTATTTGTACATAATTAAAATAATATCGTGTAATGCCAAAAAAGAAATGGTTAGACATTGTTGTTGTTAATAAAGGTAATCATGGTGGAGGTGATAGAAGAAAAGATATTTGATTATGATTAAAAATAAAAATATATTAGTTTTATCGCCACATACTGATGATGAGACTTTAGGTTGTGGTGGCTTTATAAACAAACTATCAAATGATAATCAAATACATATTGTTTGTTTTAGTTATTGTGATAAAAAAGAATTAAAAAAAGAATTTTTTAAAGCTACTAAAATATTAGATAAAAATGTTAAAACAAAAATATTAGAATATAAAGTTAGATATTTTGATAGGCAAGAAGTTTTAGATGATTTAATAAAAATTAAAAAAGAAATAAAACCTGATATTATCATATGCCCATCTAGTTATGATGTGCATCAAGACCACTTAGTGATATACAATGAATCAGTAAGGGCTTTTAAAGATAAAACAATTTTAGGGTATTGTCATATATGGAATACAATTGGTATTAGTGATTTAAGATTAACGATAGATTTAGATGAGAATAATATTAAAGCCAAGGATTTAGCTATGAATGAATACAAAACACAAAACTATAAACAATACTTTAAAGATAGATCATGGATTAGTAGTAAAGAAAAATTAGAAATTATATTATGGAGATATTAATAACTGGTTGTGAAAGATCTGGAACAAAAATGTTGTCTAAAAAGTTAGAAAAGGAATTAGGTGTTAGTTTTTTATTGGAAAATAAACATACAATTGCTAGTTTTAAATATTACCAAGAACTACAAAGATGGGTTAGATATAAAGATGATACATTAAAATTAGATAAAATTAACCAATTCGAAAAACATACGTTAAATGATGAAATTAATATAGATTTTTTAAAATGGGTTAAAAATATATACCCTGATATTAAAATATATTACATTATTAGGGATGGAAGAAATGTAGTTAGTAGTATAATTAATAAAGAGTGGGGGTATAGCCAGACAAGACAAAATTATAAAATTAGTTTAGAGGATGCGTGTAATCAATGGAATATTGTAATTAAAAATACTTGGGATTGGGCTAATGAAAACTGTGTGATAATTAGGTATGAGGATATATGTGATATTGTCTCAACACCTTTAGATAGCGATACGCATTCCGTAGTCACGGAAAAAATGAAAGATTCTCTTATTAAAACAAAATATATGAAATAAAAAATATGGGAAATAAAATTATATCGATATATGAAATTTAACGGATACTACCAGCATTACTTAGACCTACATCAAAACAGAGCATGTAGATTACTCCACTTCATTGGCCAGTGGGTTACTTTGGTAGTAATTTTTTTGATCATAAAATACCAATTTTGGTATGCGATACCAATTGTCCCGTTTGTTGTCTATCCATTTGCTTGGAGCGGGCACTTCTTTTTTGAAAAAAATAAACCAGCTGCGTTCAAAAACCCATGGATGGCGAAATTATCAGATTGGAGAATGTTTTTCGATATTATACGAGGGAAGATTAAACTGTGATTAGTGGCTCCACAGAAATGAAAAAAACTAACAATAAAATTAAAATTGCTGTATGTGGTTGTGGTCATATAGGTCAACGACACATCGAAATGATTCATCGGCATGATGGATTGGAATTGAGCGCGATGATCGATACAGAGGTCAAAGCCGCGCTTGCGAAGCAATACAATTCTACCTATTACACTGATTTGTTTAACTTTATACAAAATGAAAAATTTTTAAAAAAATATTCTGATGTTATCACCATTGCTACACCAAACGGGTTACACTACGAACAGGCTCTGATGTGTATACAAAATGGCTACCACGTGATAGTAGAGAAACCGATGTGCTTCACAACACAGCAAGCTGAGCATATCATACAAGAGTCTATTAAAAATCAACGACATGTTTTTTGTGTGATGCAAAATCGTTACTCACCTCCTTCTGTATGGTTCAAGGAATTGATCGACTCAAAAATATTAGGTGAAATTTATCTTGTTCAACTCAATTGTATGTGGAATCGCGACGAAAGATATTATCATGAAAATACTTGGCATGGAGATAAGCTACTCGATGGTGGGAGTCTGTACACACAGTTTTCTCATTTTATAGATTTATTGTACTGGTATTTTGGTGGCATTGAAAACATCAAGGGATCAATCCGGGATTTTAATCACCAGAAATTAACAGACTTTGAAGACACTGGTAGTTTCGTTTTTGATTTCATCAATGGTGGTCTGGGTACATTCACATTCACAACATCAGTATATGAAGCTAATTTACAGAGCAACATAACAGTTGTGGCTGAAAATGGCACAGTAAAAATCGGTGGTCAATACATGAATGAAGTTGAATATTGCAACATAAAACACTACAACATGCCAGAGTTAGAAGCTACCAATGAAGCAAATGATTATGGTTTGTATAAAGGGTCTGCAGCTAATCATTGTTACGTGTATGATAATGTATATAATGTTTTAAGAACTGATGATCTGATAACATGTAACATTTACGAGGGTATGAAAGTTGTTGAGATTATCGAGAAACTATACAACGCGTGATGTTACCTGTATCGAGATATTAAAAAATCACTCTCAAGTCTTGGCATCTTATTTTTTCCACTTCAGTAATTTCTATTGTATCGGTATTAAGATTTCGGAAGTATTTTATATCTATAGGTGTGACATTCCATGTCAAAAATCCGTTGGATATATATGGAAAAACTTTTGCAATGTAGTCCTTTTTATGCTTTTCATTGAGCTCGCTATAACCGTAATTACTAATGAGAAAGCTATTCTCATGTAGTGATAGTTGATCATCGACGTGTTTTGTAGTTATATCTATTTCTAGATTATCCAGAACAATTTTTTGTAAACTACATGCTGGTTTGAGGTCAAATATTGTGTAACTATTGATGTTAACTCCCATATCACGCGCTAAACTACTTAAGAAAAATGCTAAGCCACCGTACCCACCACCGATTTCAATAATATTAACATTATCGCGTTTTAATCGCTTGAGGTATTCAAGTATACTCAAAGCATGAAAAATATATTTTATATTTGCTGGATCGGTTTGTCCAAGAAATGTTAATATCTTTAAAGGTTTACCAATTGAATCAGCTACTCTACACAAATTCTTCAGACGCTTAACATCGCATTTTTTAAACATATGATAGTAATTTGCTTTTATATCTTGAACATCTTTTTTTTCAAATAATAACACAACAGTTCTATAAGCCTCGAGTCTCTTAAAGTTCATAGAATTTACACTAAGCTCGAGATTAGTTTCGATGTCTGCTATATAATTATTATACTTTGAGATATCCTTTTCATCTGACCATTTCATCCAAAATCGTTTAGATTGTTCTTGATATTGATCAAATCCTTCTGCACAATGTATCTTTAGTTGCATATTATTTATATATATAAATAAATATAATTATCAACTATGACTAGCAAACGTTTAAAAATTACTATCGCTATGAGTGTTGGTGGTAAAGCTTCATTTGCAGATATCGATAAAGATACCTGCGTTTCTAATGTATTTTACAGCATTGCAAACCAAGTTAATTTTAACTCACATGATGTCAGATTAGCTGTTGTTAATCATCATTCAAGTGAACAGCAACTACTAGAGCGACTTAGATATTTCTTTACAGATAAACAGTTTAAACTAAAGACAAAAGAATGTGATTCATTTACACGTATTAATACACTCTTTAATGACGATGATTTAATCGACAAAGACACAGATGTTGTCTTTTATCAATCATGTGATACTATATGGTTTGATCAAACTATATTAGATGATGCCTCACAAATAATGAACAATAATATTGTTGTTTCTACAAACACGCAGGATGTGCCGGTGTCTTATGACCTTTACAAGAAGTATGAGACCTATCAACAATTTCACAGCGAATTAAGTCAATTATACAGATCGACACCGGCTAATTTACGTGGTAGAAAACCAAGTAAATTTATGTATCTCGGTGGTATGCAATACTCTCTGTTTAAGAAATATTCACAAGAGCCATTCATGTGTGATATGACACAGCATCTTTTCTTCAACAATCACAGTAGTGTGTTTCAATATTCACCAAAGATATCAATACATCAAAAACATGACTATGTAATCATGCCATGTCTTGACTTGCATAATTGTAATAATAAATATGGTAATAAAGCTTGGTGTGGACGCAAGTCTAATACAAACTACAATAGAGCTACTATAAAATTTATAACAGAACATTATGGAAAATAAAAATATTATTATAACGGGCGGAGCTGGTTTTATCGGCTCGCATTTAGCGGATTCACTCATTAGCCAAGGTCACAATGTGTTTATTATTGACAACCTTGAGACTGGTAGAAAAATAAATGTTAACGATATTGCAAATTTCACTGAAGGTTCAATCGCTGATATCGATACTGTACGTGCTGTTTTTAAAACCGCTAAGCCGGATATTGTGATACATGCAGCGGCATCATATAAAGACCAGTCTAACTGGTCTGGCGATATACTCACAAATGTACTCGGTACATCTAACCTAGTAAAGGAATCTACTGAGTATGGGGTTGAAAAATTTATATATTTCCAAACCGCGTTATGTTACGGGCATGAACCTGATATTTCTCCAATCCCGCTTTTATACAAGATTGACCCGGATAACAGCTACTCTATCTCTAAAACAGCTGGAGAGCAGTATATTTTATCTAGCGACCTCAACTGCACATCATTTCGATTAGCTAATGTTTACGGCCCGAGAAATCTTAGTGGACCGGTACCTACATTCTGGCACAGATTAACTTCCGGAGACGATGTTTTTATATCGACATCTCGAAGAGATTTTATTTACATCGATGACCTGGTAAAAATTGTCATAGATAATATCAATGGTATTGGTGACAAAAGTGTATACCATATATCGAGTGGGGAAGATTGCTCAATTGAAGAGATATTTCAACTAGTCGCAAAAGAGTTAAACATAACAGAAGATGTTAGGTCTTCGTGTGGTCGATTTAAAGACGATACAAAAACTCTATTGATTGATCCGGCTGTCACGTTGTCAGACTTCGGGTACATACCTGATACACCTATGAGTATTGGTGTGCCAAAAGCAATAGAATGGTATAATGAATACGGCGTGACTGAAACATATACACACTTATCAGCTGAACAATTACGTACAAAAGCTGCTGAACATATGAATGAAGAGTAATCATTATTTTTTTAATGATTTTGTTAATAATAAAACATCATTAAATACTCTAGATCGAGCGGTTTCAAAAAAAATCACTTGTAAGTGGATCACTAGTGCCGCTAACTTTCCATCGGTTGTGCATACATACGTAAATGACACAATCAAATATTCGCTATTTAATATTGTACCTATTAATATCGAACAACCAGAGAAGTGGCAGCATAAACCAGGTCAAATAATTATACTGAGCTGGGAAGTAATGAATGTTCACTTCTTATATCAAACCATGTATGGTAAAGCTTTTTTAAACTGGATTGAAAATGTTGATGTAGGTCCTATTATTTTTAGTAAACAAGATGAACATATATGTAATCCGAAATTACGAGAAGTTATTAATCAAATACGACCGGATGCGATAATAACATGCACGTCAAGTTCAATAGATGCAGAAAAAGTGTATGGTAATTTAGATACGCCGTTCTACCATGTATTCCCGGGGTATATTAACAGTGACGTTCAATTAGATGTTCCTATTAATAAGCGTAACATAGACATACTGAGTAGAGGGCGATGGTTGAAACCAAAGTACGGCCGCCTAGGTTATTTGAAAGGCGCTATAGGGGAAGAAATTGTTAAATATAACAACACTCACACTTGTGGTTTGAACATTAATCACTCTAATTTTGCAAAAGCGAGAGTGAATGATTATACGCATTGGAAAACATTAATATTAAACAGTAAAACCATATTATCAACACCCACCGGGTGTAATGTTGTTTCACAAGCATTAACAACAGAAGGTGGCGACTTGCTTGATCGAACGATAACTGGGAAAAACTTTCCATCCTCTTACGATCAATTTGTTAGAATATATGATGATAATAAAAATGTATATACCGAGGAGCTAAACTTTGAAACAATATCACCTAAAATGTTTCAAGCAGCTGCATATAAATCCGCATTAGTCATGTACAGGCATAACTTCGCGAATATATTTAAACCGGACATACACTACATACCTGTCGAAACCGATCACTCCAATTTAGATGATGTTGTTGCAAAAATAAAAGATGTAGACTATCTTCAAGAAATGGTAGATCGTGTGTATGAAGACGTTGTGAGAAGTAAATTATTCACATACGAGAAGCTGGCTAGATTTCTTGATGCAATTATTACAAAAATTATTTCTTAACCATGTGTGGTATATTCGGTCAATTACACTTAAAGTATAAAAAAATACCAAGATTGTGTAGTAGCTTGTCTGGTTCGATAAAAGCGCTCAAACATCGCGGACCAGATGACCATAATATATGGTGTAATAAAAATAATAGTATCGGAGTTTCACATGTTAGACTCAGTATAATTGATATAAATGGTGGGAGTCAGCCATTGACTATCGATGATAATTTTACAATCACATATAACGGGGAAATATACAATTTTAAAGAATTAGCCCGGGGCCATTTAAATGGTAAAACATTATCTAAGTGTGATACAGAAATTCTATTGCGTATGTATATGATGTATGGTGAACGAAGTATTGATTATATTGACGGTATGTTTTCCTTTGCAATATGGAATCAAGCCGACAACACACTGTACTGCGCGAGAGATCGACTAGGAATTAAGCCATTTTATTACACAACTGTAAACGATCAGTTTATATTTTCTTCAGAAATAAAAGCTATACTACCGCACCTAAAGAATGTTGAAATTGATTATGATGTATTGCAAGAGTACTTAACATTTCAATACACAATTGGAGAAAATACAATCTATAAAGGTATCAAACAACTACTACCAGGTCACAGTCTAGTAGTGCGGAATGGTAAAATACTCGTAAAAAGATACTGGAGTATAAACTGCAATCCGGATCTTTTTCATACTGAAAAATATTTTACAGAACAATTATCGAACTTAATTGAAGAGTCTTGTTGTTCGCACTTGGTATCTGACGTACCTGTAGGTACATATGTGAGTGGAGGTATAGATTCCGGTATTGTATCATCAATTTGTGGTTCTAATCAATCTATTACCGGTTATACTGGTAGATTTGATGGATTTAATCAATATGATGAATCACATCACGCGAAAGCGATATGTGATAAACACAATATTAAAAATACTATAGTTAATATAACTTCAAAAGATTTTATAGAAAATATAGAAGATGTTATTTATCATCTAGATCATCCTGTAGCAGGTCCTGGATCTTTTTCACAATACATGGTTGCACGAGCTGCTAGTGAAAATCATAAAGTAATGTTAAGTGGTCATGGTGGTGATGAGCTTTTCGGTGGTTATGCGAGATACTTAATTGCATACTTCGAGCAATGTATAAAATACTCTATTATAGGTAATAAGAGTGATACACATGGCCGGTTCGTTGTCACGCATGATACGATTTTTAGTAATTTATCTTCTCTGAAGAATTATGTACCAATGCTCAAACAACAATGGTCTAGTGGTTTGTTTGATGATATGACGAGTAGATATTTTAATCTGCTTAACAAATCAAAACATATAGAGCAGTATATTGTACCCGGTATTTTAGATATAAATTCTGTCTTTGAAAAATACGAACCGATGTTCTCTACTTGCCATGAGTCATATTTAGATTCAATGATGGTGTTTGATATAAAAACATTATTACCAGCCCTATTACATGTAGAAGATAGAATTAGCATGGCGCATGGCGTTGAAACCAGAGTGCCGTTATTGAGTAGCAAAGTCGTAGAATTTGCAATGTCTATACCGGGAAATATAAAATTTAAAAGTGGTGAGTTGAAATATTTACTTAAAAATGTGGCACGGAATACACTACCATCTTCAGTAACCGCTCGAAAGGATAAGATGGGATTCCCTACACCATTTAATGAGTGGTGTAGAGGTGATATAAAAGATTTTATTTTTGATCTACTATCTTCGTCTAAAGCTATAAGTAGAGGTATTATTGATAATAAAAAAATACTCGCAAATTTAAATAGTGATACTGAAAAATATGATAGAGGATTATGGGCCGCGGTATCTTTAGAATTATGGCTCAAGCAAAATATTGATATTGTAACTCCAGCTATCGAATTAAATAATGTGGAGCCAAACACCGGAATTGAGACCAGTATCCTGGCAGGTCTATATTGATGAATGTTATTAGTATTGTTGGTACACGGCCGCAATTTATAAAATTAGCGGCTCTAGATAGTTTTATAACAAAAACAAAACCATTTAATCACAGAATTATACACAGTGGTCAGCATTATGACGCAAGCATGTCTGATGTGTTTTTCGATCAGTTAGGTGTAACCAAACCAGAGTTTTGTATATCACGGGATCGCACGTCACCTGTAAAGAGTATGTCTAATATGATGTGTCAGATCGAAGATATTATACTCAATACAGATGTGGATGTTATCTTAGTATATGGTGATTGTGATACAACTCTAGCTGGTGCATTAGTAGCGAATAAACACAATATAAAATTGGCTCATATTGAATCTGGATTAAGAAGTTATAACAAACAAATGCCGGAAGAACACAACAGAGTATTAACAGATCACATGTCTAATATGTTGTTTTGTTCCGATAAAAAATCACAACTGACACTTCAAAAAGAAAACATTGTGGACAACACTCATGTTGTGGGTAATTTACAGATTGAACTATTGAACAATTATTTGCGGAATAACGATATATCGGAGAGAAAAAATAAAGCGTTCATGACCATTCATAGAAATTATAATACAAATACTGCTTTTTTAGCTCAATTATTTGATGGTGTGAGTTTACTAGACTATGATTTTATATTTCCGGTTCACCCACGAGCCATGCGATATATACATACTCTCAATATTCCTGATAATGTTAGCATATGTGAACCTCTAGATTACTACACGACTATACGAAATATAATCGAGTCATGCTTGATAGTTACCGACTCAGGTGGTATACAGCTCGAATCGTGGTTTTTAAATAAAAAGTGTGTTGTTATGAGAACAGAATCTGAATGGAGCGAACCACTAGCAGCTGGATGCTCGTTACTTTATGACCGCGGCACTCCTTTACATGATGTTGTTGAGAAGTTTACACGTACAACTGTTGAACCGTCATACAACTTGCCATTGAACACAAGTGAATTAATATGTAATAATATACTGCAACTACTATAATGAAAAAACATGTCGATTTAACCGTAGCTCTTCCAGTGTTCAACTCATCGAAAATACTGTGGTTGTGTTTGGAAGGATTGTGTCGACAACAAACTAACTGTGCATGGGAATTGCTGATCATGGAAGACCCATCGATGAATTATGCCGGTAGAGATTATTTGAACCCGTATGTTGATCGACTCAAAGAAGCCGGATGTGTAGGAGCTAGTTATTTGAATGTTGATAAATGGATACCTCTTGGTGAGAAATGGATCAAACTCGCCCAAAGAGCATGTGGAGAAAATTTCATGCTGACAGCTGCTGATAATTTTTCACCGCCAGAACGGATAGAGCTATCATGTGAAGCTCTAGTAGATCATTTATGGTTTGATGGTAGATGCTCGCTGTTTTATAACATACAGACAAACAAAATTGCTCAATACACATCTTGTGTACCTCATACAGGTGTGTGGATGTGCACCAAAACACATCTCGTGAAAAATCTCAAAGGTCCAGGACCGCCGCGAAGCATCGATGGATGGATGAGAGACAACATGAACATCTCATCACAAGACCGTTGCACTGTTCAGAAAAAATTATTAAACGGTTTACATACAGATGGCTTGAACAACATATCACTCGATCGCCGCGAACGGTACGGTGGTGTTGGTTTCACAAAATACAACGTTGTGGGTTACGATAAATTACCAAGCGGAGAGCTAAAAAAAATCATTCGCGCGGTGTATGAAAAGACTGATCGAAAATTACAGGACGTGCTACCGACAGACGTTCATAAAAAATTGATCGATTTACACAAATCTCTGAAGAAATAAATTGATTTCTAAGCACTCGTACGTTATAATATATGTATGATTGTTGATGATATAAAAACATACGATGGTGAGATTTTACATAATCGATTCGCATATAGATATTTCCGAAATAAAACCTTACCTATTGGTAACATTATAGCGTTCAGATCACCCATGTTTGTTGAAGCTGACGGCATGATTGACCATGAAGATGTGTTGAAGAATGAATTTATTTACAGTGATGATGCTATAAATTTTCTCTGGGAAATTCCAAATTTAGATAGTTTTGGAGCCATCGCTTACCAGCGATTGTTCAACACACAGCTGGCCAATATATTACACAAGTACATACAAGCTCCGATCGAGATGGATGGCGATGACATCATAGTCCATAAAGAACATGAGCAACATGGTATTGTGCAACCCAAAGGTAAGTGCAGCGTGAGCATCACTCATGTGAAAGGTGGAGCTGCTCTGGGTCATACAGGCATCAACATCAAGGCTGGTAGGCGTGCACCTGCTCATGCATACAGCACCAACATTGATGATACTCATGTTGAAGCGTTCATGAGAGAAACAATTGATATGTTTTACGGATTGAATGACGACATCTTCATAGCCACCACAAAAATTATCAGCAAGTGATGTTGTTTGATTTGCTGAATCGAATACTACACAGCAAGCGTGATGTAACCACTAACATCGGTGAAGATTCTGTGCACCCGTACATTTTGAACAGATGGATCAGCATGTATTCTCCAGATATGGCTGTGCTGATCAACAACACAGGTAACTGGCTGTACAATGTGTTTGGCGATGACCATGGAAAATATTTTCGATTCCTGTCATGCTTCTTACCAAGAGTGAAAAACAAGCGAATTTTTTACATAAGAAAAAACAAAAAAAATGTTGATGTTGATGATCAATCAGATCAAAATGTCGATGTGCTCGCTCACGGTCTTGAATTATCAAAACGTGAGATTAAATATTTGTTAGAATATGAGCGCCAACATCGACCAACTAACACCAACTAAAAGCCTGATCGATCTCACCACACACTCTGACAACGATTTCGGTTTGTCAGATTATGATTTGTGTGGTTTGTTTGATGATTTACTCCTTGCAGAATATGTAGACGAGACACTGGATGGAGACATCATTAGAGATGGTGTGATCGTACCAGCAAACACCATTCAACGCGCCTGGAGAGTTGGTCGTGTGATACTTGCAGGTATAGGTTGTAAAAATGTGAAAACCGGGGATCATATCATCTTTCCTCACGACAAAGGCATTCCGATATCCGGCATCACAATTGACGGTCACGGGCAATTGGAGCATGGTATATTTTTAAACGAAGAGCGTCTGTTCGGCAAATGTCGACCAAAAGATGAAAGTAGCACTACCAACACTTAGAGCGTTGCTCGAAAAAAATGTGTTGGAAATCAAGTTTGTAAGAAGACGCCCCAAGCCCGGGCTGCCTCCAACACGGCGCATGTTATGCACCAACAATCGTGGCATACTGGCAAGTGAACCAGGTCGTAAATTGTTGAATTATCATGAGTCAATCAAACCTGGTCCACAATTCAATCCTGTGACCAAAAACATCGTGATCACCTGGGACATTCTGGTACAAGATTATAGATGCATCAGCACTGATGATTGTGAGGTGTTACAAATGATTGAAAGTGCTGATGATTTCTGGAAGTACTATAATGATGTGTTGTATCCAATGTCAACCAAACAAAAAACAGGGTTCATGATATCATGACGTGTTTTGAAGAGATTGAAAAACACCTAGACGCATGCCTGCAACGTGATCTGGAAATCACCATAGGTAGCAAGACTGTGAGGCGAGGGTGCTTCATACTATACACAGTCAAGGATTATTATCTCACATTGATAATAAAAACACCTCAAACAAACAAAACTTACGATATACTGTATCCATTCGGTGTTGAGTATGATAATGACAACATAATGTTTCATTACAACAACAACCTACTTACCGCACCAGAAAATGAATCAGGTCACGAGCTGATAGATGATGTGTGTGTTGATTGTACTCACAAAGTGCTGAACAGCACACTTACGCTCCGCTTCGCTTGATACATCTTTTATCCGTATATATTCTCCAGGGAACCTCAAGACATAATACACCTGTTACATGACAGGCGTATTGTGTCAACTGTATAGCTCTCCAGGTATACCGAGATGACGGGACGACACTCAAGAAGAGATTTTGGCTTTATGAAGAATCCTGACCTATAAACTTCGGTTGTAATAACCGCCAAAACATACTGGATAAACCACAGTTCGGTGCGATGCGAGTTTTATGTCGCCGTTTTTGAAATCGCGTCCCACGATCGTGTTTAATTTAGCTTTGTCTAATCCAGCAGTTCACTCTGCCGAGTCATGTCCTGTCTTAGAGTTGACCAACACTCACACTCGTGTACCGAAAATGCTGACAGGGATCATTGTAGCGTTTTTTCACACTTTTATGATACTAATATTATATCATGTATATTTTGTAAATCAACTATGTGAACAATCTTTTTCTATGATTAAGTATACATGATGGATTCTGATGCATTACAAGAGAGATTAAAATTTGAGACAAGAGCGCAACACGATAAACAAAACCGTGAACGTGACACAAGACGCGCATCCGTAATTACAAAACTAGCTGGTAAAAAATACAGCACATTAGAAAACATCAACAATTACGAGACATTTATAACAAATTTTATCAACACAAGACATAGTGTAAATCCGTCCGAATTCATGACACAATACATGCAAGGATTGATCAACACCAGCGATACTGAGAGTGTGTTTGTTTTACCGAGAGACGGTATTGTGATAGACTATGACGGGTTTGCAACCGCAGTGTTTAAAGACACAGAAATAAAATTACAACCAGCATATGAATTACATCTTGGAGAGTTGTTATACACGATCAACATCCCGCAAATCAGTATTATCAAACCCGTGAAGCAGATATCAACAACGACTAACAACACGATATCAATCTCGTGGAAGTCACCATGCACATATATCAATAATGTTGAATTAGTCGTTCAACGCACATGCAATGAACTGTTTGGCTCAAAACATGCTGTCATTGAAAATGTATTCACATGTGACCAAACATGCACAGAATATGTCGACCATGATATACATTTTGGTAACAGATACCAGTACAGGGTAATAACCAAGAGAGGTGAGGAGCAAATAAAAGGTGTTGTGACAGAGCCAATTCGAATTGATGAACGACGTGATGCTGTTTATTCATACAATAATGTGATATTACACCTCGACGCTAAAGAGCTCGCGTACAATACAAATGTTAAAGATGTTAGAGATCTTGTTCCGATAATTAGATGCGACCGTATTAATTTAATAAATGCTTTTGATAAATCCGGTAGGGTTAAATACAATTGGCCATCAATGGCACTCATGAGAAGCACACCTCGAGCATGTATCAAGCCACAGTATACAAAATGTTTACCGGAAGATTACACACTGATAATTGTCATGCATAAAGGCAAGCAACCAATAGCATTGTATCAGACATGTCATAAAAACAAGAAAAAAACATTCAAACCGTTCGGTTACGAGAAGATAAAATTTGACATAACAAATCTCTTACATGTCGGGGGATTTTCAGAAATGATATTGTATGATCGCGTTCTAAATACAAAACAACTAGATTCTCTCGATTTGTACATGTCAACTAAATACAACACTCCGTTAATAAATATTTAAATATGAAATCAGATCCGTTTTATTTTGAGATAAAAGACGTATTGACACAATTTGTTGCGGCTTTTGATGGTGTGGTTATAAAGCGATTCAACAACAAGCGCGAGGTTCAAGATAAAATCAAGGTTAGATATCTCTACGCTCCTAAGCAGCGGGTGATACATGATTTATTGAACAAAGCCAAGCACATAACATTACCCGTTGTGTCAGTAAATATAACAAATATCGCGCGTGATAACACGAGAGTGTTCAACAAGCTTGATTCATCATATTATTTAACAACCGAATCAACTACACCATCTGGTGATGTTGGTAGAGAAGACCGTGTACCACAGCCAGTACCTGTCAACATAAACGTGAACATGTCGATACTTACAAAATTTCAAACAGACATGGATCAAATATTGAGTAATTTTATACCTTACAACAACCCGTACATAATCATATCCTGGAAAGTGCCTGGTGAGTTTACAAACATACCTCAAGAGATCAGATCCGAGGTGTTGTGGAATGATAATGTTTCAATAGTATACCCCACAGAAATGCCGCCAGACTCACCTTATCGAGTGTCTGCAGATACATCTTTTACAATAAAAGCGTGGTTGTATAGAAAAGACACAACACCTGTCAAGACAATATTTCAAGTTGAAACAAACACATTTGCACTGGAATCAATTGATGACATACCAGACATATCAACACCAGATAAAATTAAAAGATTCAATTCTCTTTTTGATATAACCTAATGACTGTACATAAAGACACATTTTACGTTCGTGGTCGTCCACAAATCACTAACATTTCAAATCTCGTCAAGCAGCGAGATCGGTCTACAACACATGTGATTCTTGGTCATGGGTTCTGGTCAAACGAAAAAAAACTCACGTTGACAACCAGTACATTTTCCGGCGTTGAAACGACCGAACCGGTGTCGCCATTGTTCGGTAAATTGGAGCATGAGCAGCTGCGAGCATTCGCTGTACCGATAACAGATCTTAACACATTCGGTGTACCATTAACGTCATACAACCTGTATGAGTCCGCTGTGTTAGAAACAGATTCTGCACCAGTCATGACCGCAAAATTTCCAGCATTTGATGGCATAGAACTGACACCAGAAATTATTAATGAAAACACATTGAGTGTCACACTACCTCCTGCCAGTGGGGATAATGGTTTGATCGATATAATTATATCAAACAGAGCCGGGTATGGTCGCGCTAGTGTGGATTTAAACCAATCATCTGATCAAACAGCTTATGTGCAACCCACAAGTGGTATGGTTATAAACACATCTCTGTGAAGCTAGGATTTTTAAACATATAAGATAAATAATATAAGCTATGGCAGATAAACAACTGAACAAAGGAAGATTGGGTCAATTTGGCCGGGATTTCATGCAATATGTCTCATCGAAATTACCATATACCAAAGACACATTGATGCTTGACACTATCAATCAAGTCAATCCAACATACAAACATTTTTACAGCACCGGTACACGCAGAGAGAATGTATTAGCGAAATACAGCGTATCAAAACCAACATCTGATGATCAATTCCCGGAAGGTTCAATCGCGATTGATAAAAATTATCATCAGTTCATGTACTCTAACGTGGATGTTGACAAAGGTAGAAGATTGTTAGATTATCGAGTGATGAGTGCGTATGCAGAAGTAGCAGACGCGTTAGATGAAATATGCGACAGTGTAGTTGTAGAGAATGACAAGCAAGAAATAGCTACTATCAAATATAAAGATACTGATTTTAGCTCAACAATAAAAGCAGAGCTTGATAAAGAATTTAAAAAAATAGTAGATTATTTCAATCTAGATGTGAAAGGCTGGGAGTATTTCCGGAGCCTGTTAGTAGACGGAGAAATATTTTTTGAGCATATAATACACGAAGATCATACAGACGCCGGTATACTGGGTCTTGTCGAAGTACCATCGGAGCTAGTTGATCCTATATATGATAACGTACAAAACATGTTGATTAAAGGTTACTTGTTACGTCAACCTGTTATAAATCCGAAAACTAATTCCGTTGAAGATTATAACTTTGTACCTTTTGACAAACATCAAATGTGCTATGTTCACAGTGGTTTGTGGAATGAAGACAAGACCATGAGACTCCCGTTCATCGAGAATTGCCGGAGAGCGTATAGACAGCTAACCATGATGGAAGACGCTGTTGTAGTCCACCGACTGGTGCGATCTCCAGAACGATTGATGTTCAATGTTGATGTGGGTAATCTATCACCACCAAAAGCAGAAGCATACCTCAAAAAATTGATGCACAATTATTTCAACAGAAAGACATTTGATAACAATCAAGGTGGTCGCATCAATGCGTTTGACCCTCAATCATATCTGGACAGCTACTGGTTCGCAAAGAGACAAGGAAGTGAAGGCTCAACAGTTCAAAGTCTACAACAAAATTCTAGTTTTGATAACATCGAAGACTTAAACTATTTTGTCAAGAAACTTTACAAATCTTTACACATCCCTGTGGGTCGATTGGACACGGCATCAGTTTATGATGATGGTACAAACATGTTAAGAGAGGAATTAAAATTTGCTAGAACACTTATTCGCTTTCAGCAAAAATTCGCGATGGCGTTGAAAGACACATTTATTACACATTTAAAGCTAACAAAATTGTGGGATGATTATAAACTTAAAGAGCATTATTTCGATATAGAGTTTAATCCACCTACAAATTTTTACACACTCAGAGAGTCTCAAATCATGGAATTGAAAGTGAATAATTTCACACAAATAGGAGGTAACGAGAGTGTTTCTCAAACATATGCCATGAGAAAATATCTGGACTGGTCTGATGAAGAGATCAAACAGAATCGCGAATGGCTCAGAAAAGACAGGCAGTTGAACTGGGAACTTGCGCAAATAGAGCAATTTGGTCCAAACTGGCAAGAAGCATTACAAGCGCAAGCTGATCAGATGCAAGCCGGTATAGATGGTGGCATGGGAGGTGATCCGCTCATGGGAGGTGGTGGTATGGGATTACCTCCAATGGACGCCGGCGGTATAGAAGCACCACCTGATTTCGGCGGCCCGGCTCCCGCTGCGGCTCCACCGGTGGATGCCGCTCCTCCCGCGTAGTATGAATAAATACTTTCATGGGCCACATCTCAAATTCAATTCCAGCGTTACCGGAGAGTTATTTTTATAGTACAAATTTAAACAATCGCGTAACATCTTTCGCAAAACTTGCAGAAAGAATAGCCATGACACTTGGTTATCCTCAAGTGAATATTGAGGCTCATCAAAATCAGGTGATGGACAATATTTCCATCTCAATCGAGATGTTCACCAAGTATGCTGGCTACACAGAAGAATTTTTAGTGTTCAACAGCACCTTGTACGAGAAAGGCAGAGGTTTACCAATAGATGCTTTGTTCTCGAAAACACCGGAGATGCGAGAGACATACACCGTGACACCTTCTGGAGTTGGTAATGATGCAACAACCGGTTCTGTTTCCGGTGGTCATGATCATGATCTGGAAACGAACAGAAAAGTTATAGATGTGTTTTCGTTTGAGCAAGGTAGCACCAGCGGTGTTAATACGTTATTCACCATCGAACAAACACTAGCTCAGCAAACATATTTTAGTTACGCGCTCGGCAAATACGGTTTCGATCTTGTCAGTTGGTACACATTAAAAAACTGGCTCGACACCAGGAGTAAGCTATTATCACAAGATCATTATTTTAAATTTGATGAAAGGTTGCAAAGGCTTTTTCTAATACCAGAACCATCAAGCGATAACAGAGCACATTTTTATGGTCTTGTCGGCGCGTATGTCGAGAAGCCTTTACGTGATCTTGTTAGAGAGATATGGGTGTATCAATATGCGCTAGCGTTGACTAAAATAACAATAGCTAGAGTGCGTGGAAAATATGCCGGCACAGCTTTATTTGGTGGTGGTCAGCTGAATTATGGTGAATTGTTATCCGAAGGCATGCAAGAGAAACAAACACTTGAGACACAGCTGTATGAAGGTGCACCTGGTATTGGTGATGCTAATCCTCCAATGTTCTTTGTCGGGTAGTGAAAAAAACAAAATACTCAAAATATAAACAAGGTGTGTACAAACCAACAGCTGATGGTAAATACAAAGGAGTAAAAAATCCACGCTACTTGAGCAGCTGGGAATTAAAATTCTTCCGATGGTGTGATGACAACCCTAGAGTTGTTGAGTGGTCTAGCGAGTCGGTTATCATACCATACATAAACCCTATTGATCGAAAAGCACATCGATACATGGTAGATAATCGAGTGGTTATAAGAGAAGGTGACAGCCTTGTAAAATATTTAATAGAGATTAAACCAAGCAAGCAAACACGAAGACCTACAACACATGGAAACAAAAAACAAAGCACCGTGTTGTATGAAAATATAGAATATGTGCGCAATCAAGCCAAATGGGCTGCCGCTCAAAAATGGTGTGACAAACACGGTTATAAATTTCAAATAATCACTGAGAAGCATTTATTTGGTAACAAATAAGTAGAATATGCTCAAATCATAATAAATAATTTTAATATGAGCACACCATTCAATTTACTTGTAGAAGAAACCGATTGTGATGATTTTGAGTATTTGATACAAGAAGAGAGCGCAACCAAGAAGAAAAGCATGTACATCAAAGGACCTTTTATGGTGTGCAACGAGACTAATCGGAACCAACGTCAGTATCCATTAGAAGAAATGCAACGTGAAGTCCGGCGATACAATGAAGAATGTATTAATAAGAAGCGAGCATTCGGAGAGCTCAATCACCCTACATCAGCGGATGTGAGTCTGGACAAGGCGTGTCATCTCATAACTCGGTTGAATTTTGAGGGTAATGTTGTGATGGGTGAAGCTAAAGTGTTATCCACACCAGCTGGTATGATTGTCGAGTCTCTTATTAATGATGGTTGTTCATTAGGAGTGTCTAGCAGATCACTAGGACAACTCGAAGAGAGTAACGAAGGATTCAATGTTGTGCGTGACATGAGATTGATCGCGATCGATTGTGTCGCGGATCCAAGTTATCCAAAAGCGTTTGTAAACGGCATACTTGAGAGCAAGAAATATGTATGCAACGCGGATGGTACATTTTGTGAATTGTACGATAATTTTGAGAAAAACATATCCACACTACCCAAAAATGATGTGGAAGTATATTTAAAAGAACAAGTTTTAAAGTTCTTGACAGGTGTTAAGAATAAATATTGATAGAGTCATGAAAAGCAAGCGTATCACAAGAGAAAAAAATAACATTAAAAAATTTATACAATGTATAAATGAGAAAAATTATGCCGCCGCAGATAAATATTTAGAAGCGACCGTACAGAGCAAGATGGCTGCGTACATGATGCAAGCAAAACAAAAAAGTATTTTTAAACAATGAGCGATAAACCTACAATTACCACCGTATTAAAAGAAGCGACAGAAGGCATCTTGACGGAAGATGTTCTGTCCGAGATAGAATCTGTGTTCGAAGAGTCTGTTGAAGAGAGAGTCGCTTTACATGTCGAGAAAGCCCTAGCTGAGCAAGATGAAGATCATGCTGAGAAGCTAGAAAAACTGCTAGAAGCTATAGACGCAGATCACACACAGAAGTTGAGGCATTTGGTTGAGTCGATTAATCGTGACCATGCCTCCAAACTTGTAGAAGCTGCGAAGAAATTTAACAACACACTCAATGAAGACGCTGGATCGTTCAAAGAAGAGCTGGTGGGTAATGTGAGTAATTATCTTGAACTGTATATTGAACGTGCCATTCCTCAAGAAGAGATCAGACAGGCCATGAGAAACACGTCAGCTGTTAAAATGTTGTCACAATTGAGAGAAGCTCTAGCTGTTGACAACGCGTTGTCGCAAAAATCAATCCGAGGCGCTGTTAAAGACGGAAAAAATAAAATTGACAACCTAGGTACGGAGCTAGCGCAGTTGAACGAGCAAAAAGTACAGATGCAACAAGAGCTCACAAAAGCCAAGTCGGATTTATTGCTAGAGAGAAAGACAAAAGATCTTCCTTCTAACAAGAGAAAGTACATGTACAAAGTGCTTGGTAACAAGACACCTAAGTTTATTGAAGAGAATTTCGATTACACACTCAATTTGCTCGAGAAGACAGAGCAAGATCGTTTGGCAGCTTACAAACAAGAAGCTGAACAAAGCAAGAGCAAGGTTGATCGCCCAACCAAACAGGTGATCGCCGAACAAACCAAAAGTGAGCCAGAGCAACAAACTCCAGTGATTGAAGAATCAATTGAGCAAACATCTGACAATCCATTGTTGTCTAATTATATGGAGGAGCTCAATCGCACCTAATAACAACTTTTTTATATGTTGAGGTTTTTATAACCTGAGTCAAAGCAAACAAGGAGAAAACAAACTATGTCAGTTAAACCCACACCCGCATACATCGACCGAGATCGCGCAAGCGCACTCTTGGAAAAATGGAACCCTGTGTTGGACTACACTTCTGATAATGTAGCCCCTATCGAGAATGATCACGATCGTCTAAACACCGCCATCCTCTTGGAAAACCAAGAAGCATGGTGCTTGCAAGAAGCGAACGTGGCTGGTCAAGGTGGAGTTTTCGGAGGCGGAACCATTGGTACTGCCACCACAAACATCCCTCGTGCCTCGGACACTTACGCGCAAGGCGATACTCGTCTTCCTAAGATCCTCATTCCGATGATTCGTCGTACGTTTCCTGAGTTGATCACAAACGAAATCGTTGGTGTTCAGCCCATGAGCGGACCTGTCGGTCTCGCATTTGCGCTCCGCTACAAGTATGAATCCAGCGCCCTCGGTGGTGACGGAACATGCAACGATAGCGACAGCACATGCGCCGCCGATCCAGTTCGCGCAGCCGCGGACGGAAGAGAAGTAGGTTACAATTATCTTGACACTCGCTTCACCGGTACCAGCTCTGCTGGATTGTCCGGTCATGACGACTTCGAATTCGGAGATGGTGATGATGGAGTCGCGAAAATTCTCGCAGACTTTGAACTCACAAGCAACATTCCTCAAATGGAAGTTTCTTTCGAGAAAACAGCTGTTGAAGCTGGAACAAGACGTCTGGGAGCAAAGTGGAGTGTAGAACTCGAACAAGATCTCAAGAACATGAATGGTATCGATATTGATACTGAATTGACCAACGCTATGTCGTACGAAATTCAGGCTGAAATCGACCGTGAAATGCTCATGAGAATGGTTCAAGTCGCGCTTAACGCAGGATCCGGTTCAGGTTATAGCACATGGCAACCCTCCACAGCTGATGGACGCTGGCTCGCAGAACGTAATCGCGATTTATACGCCAAGATCATTGTAGAAGCTAACCGTATTGCTATTCGTAACCGTCGTGGTGCCGCGAACTTTTTAGTCGCTACACCCAAAGTTGCCGCTATTTTGGAAATGCTCCCTGAATTTCAGTGGATGCAAGTTCAAGGTAACATCAACACTCAACCGGTTGGAATAGCTCGTGTTGGAAATCTCGGTGGTCGTTTCAATGTATACCGTGACACACGTACTGAAGCTCAGTTTCTTGGAAATGCTGGATCTGGAACTCCTGGTCGTCAAAAACCTGGACAAGGAACAGCTCGTGCAAACGAGTTGAACTACGTTCTTTTAGGTTACAAAGGCCCAGAATTCTACGACACCGGTATTATCTATTGTCCATACATCCCTGTGATGGTTCAAAGAACAATTGGACCCAATGACTTCGCTCCTCGTGTTGGTATGCTTACCCGTTACGGTGTTGTTGACAACATCTTCGGTGCTGAGCTCTACTATCACGTGATTATAGTGAAGAATCTTGGACAAACGTTCACGCCAGGCGCTAGCTCGAAATACTTCTAGTATTCAGGACTCAGAGCTGGTGAAATGATACACCCAGCGATAAAAACATTTTTTCGACTCTTACAGGTGATGCTGAAGAGTCGTTTTTTTTGTCTGTATTTGATACAAGCATGAATAAATAATTATACATGAGTGACAGATTATACAAAGAGATAAAAACAGAAACAGCATCTACCGGACTTTTCTCTGCTGGTTCTTTCGCGGAATACAAGGGTACATTATCAGTGAATCCCAGTGTTGGTGATACTGTTAGTATCGAGTGGAACGGCAGGACATACACATTTGAATTTAGTGATCAGAAACTTGATAGTGTGTGGTATAAAAAATTTGCTGCGAAACCTGACATGAAAAATGTGTACATCAGTGACACTAAAGAAGAAACCATGAAAAATTTACACGCAGCCATAGGCAATTATGATTCTATAATACATGCCGGTCCAGATTATGCGTTCTCAGCTGCTGAAGTGAATGGAGTGTTGACGTTGTATAGTCACGTAAAATTGTCGCAGAGTTTCAATGTTGATGATCCTAACACAGTCACTACCACAGTCTCTAACAACCAGGGAGCGGAACCATCATCATACAGCACGGATGAGATGTATACTGGTATATCAGTACTGGCTAGCGGCAATGGGGCGGTTGTAAAACTACTCATGAGAAAACCAGGCGCGCAGAATTACAATGTTGGTCCTCCGTATAATAGTTTAGAAGTAGTCACTGCCACGATACCAGCAAATCAAATATTACCTATAGAGACATTCGGGTGTGATACTACATGTACCGTGTATAGATAATTTTTTTTTTGTTGAAAACATAGTATAAAGGCGTTATAATACCTTTATGCGAATAGAAACTTCTCACGAGAGCCCCATTTCGATCCTTGATGATAGTCTAAGATACAATGATTACTGTTACGCGCTGGTTCATCTGTTTGAAACACACGAGCAATACTACGATTTTTTTGTCAAGGCTAAAAATTTAAACAAAGAAATATATTTAGATAATAGTATTTTTGAACTAGGAGAGAGTTTTGAACCGGACAAATACGCCACATGGATCGAGAAATTACAACCTAATGTTTACATCGTACCGGATGTACTAGAGAATGCAGAAGAAACGGTCGACTCCTGGATACAATGGGAATCAAACCACAAAGACATCAAAGGAAAACGCATGGGTGTTGTGCAAGGCAAAACATGGATGCAGCTAGTCGAGTGTTACAAGTTCATGAAACAAGCAGCAGACCTGATCGCGATCAGTTTCGATTACAGCTATTACAATGGTACTGGTTATGGTGGCACGCAGCTAGAAAGCTTCTCCACCGGCAGACAGCGTTTCATCAATCACTTGATCCAAGAAGGTCATTGGTGCTGGGACAAACCCCATCATTTGCTTGGTTGTAGTCTGGCTAGAGAGTTTAGATGGTATGTGGATAACAATGTTTACAACATAAAGAGTGTGGATACATCCAATCCTGTAGTAGCTGCCATGCATGATTTAAAGTACAATGATGAATATGGTTTAGATGAAAAACCATCCACATTGCTTGCAGACATGATCGAGCACGAAATTACAGATGATGAACACGAGCTAGTAATGTACAACACATCCATGTTCAAAAAAATCTTACGCCGGTATTGATGAAATGGATCGCCATGTTCAGCCACACCGGTGCTGAAATCGCCGGTCTAAGCAAATCTATAGGATTGAAACCTGATAAAATAATTTGTAATCAGGACAAGAGCTCAACTCAAGTACCACAACCAGTACCAATAAACCATGTACAACAACTCCCGGATGTTGATACATATCATGAGTTATTATCAACCGATGCAATAATAACCATGCATGGATGGATGAGAATCGTGCCTGGTGAGATATGTGATCAGTATAATATATACAACCTCCACCCTGGGCTGATAACCAAATACCCTGAACTCAAAGGTAAAGATCCTCAGCATCGCGCGTTCAATATGAACATGTCAGAAATAGGATGTGTGTTGCATCGAGCTATCGCTCAAGTCGATAGTGGTGGTATTATAGATGTGAGATCTATTAACAATAGATATAAAAATGTTGATGATTTGACACAAGCTCTTAAGCGATTGGCTCATGACATGTGGGTATCTTTCTTCGCACATCGATTACAACAATATGACTGATAAAAATAGACAATTTGATACCGGTGCTCAGCGAGACAATTGTGTTGGAAAACTCAGAATGTCTCTCGTACCACAGCAAGAACTCAAAAGAGTCATGAAACGATATCTAGACGGTGCTGAAAAATACGGAGAGAACAATTGGATGAAGGGTATGCCCTTGAGCGTGTATTATGACTGTGCACATAGGCATCTAGAAGCCTGGTGGAGATGTGATGATGATGAAGATCATGCTGCTGCTGCTGTATGGAACTTGTTATGTGCCATGCATACAGAGAGAAAAGCTCATGATTTAGATGCTTTTCCTCATGAAAAACAAATGGATGACAGAATTAAATTTCCAAAAGACTAGTGGCTATCATTTTTCAAGCATAATATAATATATTGATATGTTAGTAGGATTCACAGGACCTCAATGCTCTGGTAAGAGCACATTGCTCATGAAAATGTTACACAGTAACTTGTTTAGAAAGTGTTCGTTTGTGAAGGAAGTTACAAGAAAAGTAGCTTCCTATGGCTATAAAATAAACGACGACGGTGATAATACCACACAACTATTCATACTGAATGAGCATTTGCATAACCATCACATGTCAGGCTGTGTGGTGTTGGATAGATGCATTATAGATGGTGTTGTTTATACTGAATGGCTGTACAAGCAGGGTAAAGTATGTAAATGGGTGTTAGATTATGCATACCAGTTACATCATATGTTAATACCTAAATTAGATATTATATTGTATCCAGATCCTGAAGAAATTGAATTGGTAGGTGACGAGCATCGTAGCGCTGATGTTGACTTTAGAGACGATATTATATCATTATATAAACAATACTTTGAACATTACCCTGAGGTGAAAAAGAAAACAATTGTGATACGTGGTAGTGTAGATGAAAGATTTAAACAAATACAAAAACAATTAAAAGAATATGACAAAACTAGACAACTCACAGATCAGTAAAGTACTCGGACAAGTAGTAGATTACCCGGATCAGTATGATCCAACAATTTTAGTGCGTGAGCTCCGGAGCAACAACAGACAACATTTAGATATACATGATGATAATCTACCATTTGTGGGATCTGACACATGGAATGCATATGAGGTTAGTACACTCACATCAAAAGGTCTCCCAGTAACCGGTGTGTTGAAGATTGTATATCCATGTGACAGTAAATACATTGTTGAAAGTAAAAGTATTAAGCTTTATCTAAACTCATTCAACATGTTTCGCAATGGAGACACCCGGGAGAAAGCGGTTTTAGATTTAACTAATGTTGTTACACGTGACTTGAGTGAACTACTGGAGACGAACGTTGTCGCTCATTTCCATGAAGCCACGACTAACAGTGTCGCTCGATCAGTGTTTTCAGATGATGATTATCCTTGTTTAGAATATGATCTCGTACCAACACTCAACATTAAAAACATACACGATATAAACAGCATTAGATTTGATACATATGAAGAGACACCGGAGCTCTTGCAAAAATCTATTGTACCTGTGGATAGCACAATCCAAAAATTTCGGAGCGCACTTCTGAAAAGTAATTGCCGTGTGACTAGTCAGCCAGATTGGGGTGATGTGTATGTATATATTGACGGACCAAATCATGTGACTCCGGAAAGCATGTTAAAATATATTGTGTCGTTTCGTAACGAGTGTCATTTTCATGAAGAGATATGCGAGACAATTTACAAAAGACTCAATGACATACTAGAACCGAACGCACTGGTTGTCACATGCCTCTACGCACGTAGAGGTGGAATTGATATAAACCCTACTAGAGCCAGCTCGAATGATTTGTTACCAGATGCACTAGTGGATATATCCACTATACATGGTAAGACTCAGAAACAATGATAACTCTCACTCCTAAAGCACAGAAAGTACTTACCGAGAGTAAAACTTTAGCCGAAACTCACAACCATAGATTTGTTAGTAATGAGCATCTTCTTATATCGATAGCCAATCTAACAAGCGGGCAAGCTGTTGATGCACTGAAACATGCAGGTGTCAATCTAAAAAAACTACGAAAAGACTTGTTTGATAGTTTGGATACCGTGGCTACCACGGCATCCACCAAAGAAATATCTTTTTCACCTCGTGCTCAAAAAGCTATCAATGAGGCTGCTATATATGTGAATAAATTCGAGCAAACGTATGTAGGTACTGAACATCTGCTACTGGGTATATTAGATGGTGAGAACGCCAATATACACAAAGCTCTATCCAACCAAGCAATAACCGAGAATAATGTTAGGTTGTGTGTATTAGATGTGCTAGAGCATGATAGTAACAAGCTCAAAACAATAATTGACGAGCATAGACAAACAAAATCTCAACCAAAAGAAGATCCACAAGAGGAAGAAAAATCATTGCTACGCCTGTTCACACGTGATCTCACGTGGCTAGCTACTGAGGAACGAATCATGCCCACAATTGGTCGAACACGGGAAATAGAACGATGTGTGGAAGTGTTGATGAGATATAGCAAAAACAATCCAATACTAATTGGAGAACCCGGTGTAGGTAAAACAGCTGTTGTGGAGGGTCTAGCCACTAGAATAGCCACCGGAAATGTCCCAGATCAACTATTAACAAAAAAAATATTACAACTGGACATCACCATGCTTGTGGCTGGTACGAGATACAGAGGGGATTTAGAAGAGCGTTTGACCATGTTGCTCAAAGAAGTTCAACACGACAAGGACAACATATTGTTTGTAGATGAGATTCATATGATTGTAGGAGCCGGTGGTACGGACAACAGTATGGATATTGGTAACATACTCAAACCCGCGTTGAGCAGAGGAGAGCTAACATGCATCGGCGCCACAACAACACAAGAATATAAACAAATCGAGAGCGATGGCGCTTTGCAGAGGAGATTTCAAACAATAATGGTTGATGAACCATCAAAAGCGGACACACTTAAAATTATCAAAGGAATCAAACAACGATTTGAAAAACATCACAATGTTACATTCTCACAAATTAGTCTGAAGAACATTGTTGAGATGAGTGATCGATACATAACAGATCGTAATTTTCCAGACAAAGCGATAGATGTGATGGATGAAATTGGTTCACACGTTCGAGCCAAAATATTTAACGAGATATACGAGACAGATATAGACATACAATTGAACAAGCTCGAAAAGACCAAAATTAAACATATATCTAGCAAACAATACAAGCTAGCTAACGATATCAAAACAGAACAAGAGCAACTGCTTGTTCAATATGATCAGATGTACACAAAATGGTTGAATAAGCAATCCAAATCAACAAGAATCAAAGAAGATGATGTGCTCAACTACATGGCGAACAAGACCGGCATGCCGATCACAAGATTGCAGCTTCATGAGAGCAGTCGATTGAAAAACCTCAAATCATATCTATGTAGAAAAATTGTAGGTCAAACATCAGCAACAGATGTCATAAGTGCCGCAATCAAGAGAGCACGTGTGGGATTGAATGATCCTAACCGACCGCTATGTTCATTTTTGTTTCTCGGACCAACAGGTGTGGGTAAAACACACAGTGCCAAAGTGATGGGCGATTATTTGTTCAACAACAAGAACATAATACAAATAAACATGAGTGAATGTAGCGAGAGTCATAGTATCAGCAAACTGATAGGTGCTCCACCGGGATATGTTGGCTACAGTGATTCTGGAGTATTGACTGAAGGTGTCAAAAAAAATCCATACAGCATAGTTCTACTGGATGAAATCGAGAAAGCACACCCGGATGTGGTGCAAGTGTTGCTTCAATTACTAGAGGAAGGCACCGTGGCGGACAGCACTGGTGAAAACATCAATTTTAGAAATTCTATAGTGATCATGACAGGCAATATAGGCTCTGAAGCTCTTCAGAAAAATCACACTGTCGGGTTCATGAGCAAAGATTACGATGATGTGAACACCAGACAGAAGATAACTGATGAATTAACCAAGTTTTTCAAACCAGAACTGGTGAACAGAATAGATGAGATTGTTGTGTTTGACAAGCTCAAGAAACAAAGCCTGTCCGCGATTGCCAAACAATTGATATCTCAATTGTCATCACGGTTGAAAAAGAAAAACATATCACTTGATATGGAGGATCAAGTGATAGATCATGTTATTGATCAGGTGGATTGTGATAAATACGGTGCCAGGCCCATCAGACGTGCCATATCGTATCATATTGAAGATAAAATATGTGACATTTTGATAAAGAAACCGACCGATAGTGATCAAAAATATCAGTTGAGTGTGGCGTTATGTGATGGCTCGATCAGTATACAATTGAAAAATCAGTCTGTGCCAATCAAAGACAGCCAATAATCGGTCATCTCGCGCTCGATGGTGTCAATAGTATCAGACATTATCTGTGTTTTGGTGGTTGTCTTTAGTTTACTAGTGTCTTTTATGTTTGTCTTGATGGCGCGGAGCAAATAGCATCGCTTCACATGTTTCAACACATCATCTTTTGATGATGCATCATCATGTTGTTTGTAACACAGAGGGCAATGATGTGTGTCATTTCGTTCGAAAGATATCATCAATTGGTCCATACACTGTTCCCACGTTAAAATGATGTAAACCATATAAATATTTATATGATAGGAGGAGCAATAGTCAACACCGCCTTTGGCGCCGGTATAAAACTAGGAGCCATCTTGATAAACTCGTGGCTGGATAGCAAGAAACAGACGCAAATGATGATAGCAGCACGTGATCAACAGCTGTTACGTGCCCTGACCGACAATCAAGCCAAGCAAGCCAGTGATCCTTTCGTGCAAGTGACCAGGCGTGTGTTGTTTTTGACCATCACGTTCACATTGTGTTACATGATGATATATTACGCCATGAATCCTGGCATTCAATATGATGTGATCATGCCAATAAAGGACGGAGTATCTACCGGTATATTCACGTGGATATTTGGTGGTGACTCGTTCGAGGTCGTGAGACTGACCGGCGGCTTGCTTCTCATGAGTTTCATGGATCTGGCGTTCATGGTGATTGGGTTTTACGCGGTACCATCACCAGGTAGTCGATAGAGTGTTATTTGGCCGCACCAAACACGTCTACAAGTTTGGCCACCACCGCTTTATCATCTGATATGTTCATGTCAACAAACGGTATGTCCTGTGGAGACGCCGGGGCCTCCGTGGTGTCTGTATCATAATCATACTCACCATATATGTCGTCTGCATCTTCTGATAGATCCAGTGCTGCTGGTTGATTAGGAGCCACCTGTTCATACAACCCCTGTTTTCTGGCGATGTCCGTGAAAATGACGTACAACAAATGTTTCAAGTGTGGATTCTCCGGTGATCGTGAACGTGACACGAAGCTGGTGATGTCCTGTGTGGTGAATTTGCCGTGCAATTTTGTGATCGGGTCTGAATAACTACCATAACACAGCAGCGTCAGATACTTTTGTGTGATGTCCGCACAATCTCTGATCACAAAATACGCGCTTTTGTTCACAATGGTGACACCGGTGTCCGGTTTCTCACTGGCTATTTTGGCAGGTCTCATCAGTTTGGCTTGTTTGATACCACTGTGTCGTATGATTTTATCCTCGAATGACATGATTTACTCCATTTTCTTGTGTTTGCTCACCACGGTGGTCTTGTCCTTGTAAATAGGCCCGGGCCCGGTGTGGACCACACCATCTGATGATTTTTTTCGTGTGACCACCATGGATATCAGCACCGTGACCAGCACCGCCACCACCAGCCAGATGAACACACTCAAGCTGCTGGGGTTGTCCGTTACAGCGTGAAACTCTACATCTGTGATCACACCATCCAGATCACGATCCATCACGGCCGCTCCAACGGGCTCCACAGTGACTTGTTGTGTTGAATGATCGACCACGCGTCTGGAGCTGTTGCACGCGGCAAACAACACGGTCAAACAACCGATCATGCATGTTAATATTCTCATACTTGTCGTTATTTATGTTGATCCACGTGAGAAATCAATCGTTCAACCGTGGATCAATCACACGTGTGGTGGCAAAATCCCGCACGTGACCCACTCGCTCCCGGAAACCTTTCCATTTGCCGGATTGCATCTCATGTGCCATTCGTTTGATCGGTCCACGATCTCCTTCATCTGCCGCCTCCACCGCGTTGGTCAGCTCGTCTAGAAACTGCGCGATCAAACGATCCTCCTCAGGAGTCACGTAGTTGGTTTTCAACTTGCTAGTGGGTGTGTCTTGAATCTGATTGCGTAAAAAATTTTGCTGATCAGCACCAGCACGTGCTGGATCGTGATTGTCATGGTTCTCCTGCAACTGGTTGTACAGCATGTCGAATAGGTCGTGTGTCATCATTAGTATTTATTGAGACTGGTCAGTATATCTGCAGGCGCCTTGGCGCCTGCGCAAAAATTTTTTTTTTCTGCAGAGTCCAGATCACAGATCCGGTGTGTCTGTAGGATCACTGGCGCTGGCCTGTCTGAGCAGCTGATCCACATGCTTGAGCTTGTCAACCCAGCTGGGAAACGGGCCATGTGATTGTGTGAGCAAATCCTGATGCACCGGGTGTTTACGAGCTCGGCGACCCAGGTCTTGCAACAGCTCTTCACGACCCACCCAGCGCCGATGATGGGTGGCGATGTCCTGGCGGCTCAACAGCTCTGTTTGCACCATGGCGGGGCTCCATTCACCGAAGCCCATGAGCAACACGTGCAACACGATCATGTCACCACTGGTGCTCTGTTTGTAATACACCGGATCCTGTGCAGAATCCGGAATGTAACCAGCTCCGCTGAGCAGCTCGAACAGTTGAGCCGGGCTCACACGCTGATAACCATGTTGAACAAGCAACAGCTCGTGTTGATACATGTGTTGTGGATCACGATCCAGGAATTGTGCGAAATCATGAAAACCAGGACCCAGCAACGCGTGCACGTCCCCGCCGAACTGTTGTTTGGCGTGTTTGATGCTCTTCTTGTATCGTTCGTGGCTTGTGGCCACCAGGTGTGTCCATGGGTAATCATCATGCAATTGATCGGTGTTCATGTGAGACCAGTGATCGTCACTGGGGTTTTGCACCCAATCCTTGAATTTCTTGATCATTCCCATGTGTGATTACTTAGTCGCTCTACGAGCGAGGTTTGGGTCTCAGGTGCCATAATGGTGAAACACCCGGAATCCGCGAAAAAAATGTGGAGCATGGGTTCCTGTGGTTGCCAGGTTTTACTATAGTCACGTGGATTTGCACGCCTGTGGTCTAGATAAGCGGTCGTGTCTCTGAGATGCGGCGGTGTCTCTGAGATGCGGTCGTGTCTCTGAGATGTGGCGGGTTCTCAGAGCTGGTCACCTAGCAGATCGGACACCAACGCACCACTGCACACCTCAGCATGGGTTCTGGTGGGCGTGTTTTGAATGATGATGGTGCTTGCTTCGCCGGTGAGTTGAGTGTCCCAACAAGCCTCCAACATGATCGCATGCGTGAGGAAATCATCCAGCATGTCACACTCCTTCAATCGTTTTCTGGTCTGAGTGTAACACCACACGCCCATCAGCTCGACCAGGCGTGCTTGCATCTGTTGGTTGATCAGCTCCTCGTCCATCTCGTGCTTCAATTGCCGCCGGCCGGCCTGATCTGATCAGACCGACCAGCTTGTCAATCAATCAGTCAAAGTGGATTCAGACTCGATTCTGGATTGCTTGTGCAGCAATTGATTCAATCGCGCTCTTGCTCGCTCGATCTGTTCTGTGATGCGTTCAGCTTGAGTCTTGCTGGGACGTCCAGCTCTGCTCACATATGTGGTTCTGAATGTGTCGATGTTGTTTGCGTAATCACGCTCGATCAGTCCAGCCAGATACTTGTGATAGAAGCTCTTGCGTGCTCCAGTGATGGTGCAAGTCACTTTGTAATTGGCCAGATCGATCTGGACCTCACGTCCGTTGCTGTTGAGAAGAGTGTAGAAGTGTTTCGCTTTAGATTTCATATGATTGATTGTGTGTGTTTGATTGTTGATTATACGTTGATGATATGAACGTTTGTGGTTTGATGCAACTGTTTATCTCAATTGATCTCTCAAATTGTAGAGCGCGTTGTCCAGCGCCACATCCTCGATCACATATTTGCTGTTGAGATATCGGATGATCAGATTGCATGCTTCAATTAGTAATTTTGATGTCATATATGTATATGATAACCGAGATCTGCGTTTGATGCAACTAGATTATCTGATTGGCTCGAATCTTTCTTGTACAAGCGTCTGATTGAGCAGCGCGTGCATCTTGCGAATCGCTTGTTTCTCGATGTGTCTGATGCGCTCGCGTGTGTATCCGGTGTATGCTGAGATCTGCTCCAGCGTGAAGCACTCCTCAGGCTGTTGAATCAAGCGTAATTCTGCTAGATCGCGATCCAGATCGCGTTTTTCTCGTTTGAGGTCGTCTTTAAGATTTTGTAAGCTCATGTGTGTGTGTTTGATTGATTGATTATACTTCGATTATAGCGTCAGATGCTGTTTGATGCAACGCTCAACGGCTCATTTGTACAGAATATCCGAGAATTGCTGCTTGAGGAGGTCGTTCAGATCCTCATAAACAGCGATTCTGATGCCCTCCTCACCGTATTGATCGTAGTCTCCGCTTCGCTTGAGATCTGCTCTCATCTGATCCTGCATGTGTTTGATAAGTTCTTTGAGTCTTTCCATAATTGTGTTGTCTGATTGTTTCGATTGATTTATAACATAATGATAGCGTCAGAATCGGTTTGATGCAACACCCGAATCGATTTTTTCTCAGCGTAGTGTGTTGCAAATCTGCTGCAGATCAGTTAAGATTATCTTATCGATCGATCAATTCACCATAACCAACACTCATCCTTCCAGCTGGTGCTCGCTCCAGTCCACACACCACTGATAGCTACGCGCCTGAGTCACTTGATCCCGAGCATCGTCTGTCAACATGCTGGTGCAGCTCCGCAAGTTGGTCTGTAGTGTGTCGATAACCACCAGCAACTCCTGTCGTTCACGTTGTAGTTGTTGAATCCGTCTGGACAACTCGGTATGATCTGTGTTGTTCATGTGAAATACTTATGCACTCGCGTGAATTTACAACCTGTATAGAACACGCCGCAAATCGGAACTCGGGAGTGGAGGCAGCTTACTGTTTATACAAGCGTACCCATATGAAACCCGTCATTTGGTTGTGTGTCCCAGTATTTCTGTATTTCCAGCGGGTTCTTGGGTTCTCTCATGTTCTCTCCACGACACGGTCATGCTCACTCTCGTGAGAACCTTGTGTTTTTCTAGAAAACACCTGTTTTTTCCGCAAAATCCCTTGTTTTTCTCACGTCATCTCACCCGCGAGTATGTCATGTGCCACATCTGGTCTGATCAGAGTCGTCCGCAAATAATATTCAACCGCTTATAATATCCTGTCGGTGTGCATCACCTGGTGTGGCTCGATCAGCCACGGGTGTTCATGCTCCATCTTGGCTCACGCTAACCAATCGTATGGCGGCTACTGATCAATCGCTCAGACCGTAGAACTCTCGTTCCACTCCCACCAGCGCACGCCAGTAATCATCACCGCTCCACGAGCTGAATGGTGCTGGTTGTTGGTTGGTGCCTGTGGCGCACGCTTCTAAAATGGCTCGATCACGTCGCCAGCAGTTGCGAAACCATCTCTCGCGACCCATCTGTTGAAAATCCTGAACGGTGTTGTGTATGTACGTGTCCACATCATGTGTGACTTGTTCGTTGGCTGTCTCCTCTTCTGATTGATCCAGATCATCATCATCCTTGTTGGTCTCGCTGGCCGCACGTTTGCCACGTTGAATCGCGTTGTCCACCGCGCCTCGATACTCGGTCTCTGGATCCTCAAGCTTGCCGTTCTCGTTGTAATCCTTGTCCGCAAGCTTTTTCTCTTGAATCAAATTGTTCTGCGGCTGATGCACAGGTTGATCAGGTTCATCCACGGATTGAGTTGGGTTGGCTTCAGTTCGTGGTTCACGACTCGCCACCAGGCGCTCCCACATCACGCTGTCATCATTGTTGTTCATAACATTATTTATACGGTGACCACATTATTTTCAAAGATCCGGAGTGTCTGTTTGAGCTGTGGCTCGTGTGCTTCTGCTGGCTGTTGCGGCCGCTTGTCGCACCAGCTCCACCAGTTGATCCACACGTGTGATGTCCCATGTCTCGATCTTGATTCCGTGTTGTATGTCCAGTTGAAGTGGGTCATTCGCTTGTTGCTCGGATTGAAAACGTGCCAGCGTGACACCCAACGGGTTGTCCATGACCACCTGTCCTGTTGGTGATTTGAACATGTGTTGATTGCGTTTGAACACGTGGTTGATGTTTCGTCTGGTTCGTTCATGCTCCACATTCAGATCAAGCGCGCCATCCTCGAACAGTCTCATGTTGATACCATCACTTCTACCACCCTTGTAATCATCCACACCCCACTCGTGGCGATGCACGCTTGGTTGAATCTCGAGATCCACATGGTGCACACGCCTCAACGGTCGTGATTGTTTGTCCCACGAGTCCATATCATAATTGTCCACGTGTTCGTTCATGAATCCGATGGTCCACCCACGCTTGAGCAGCTGCTCCAGCATCAGATGTGACCAGAATCTCGAGCCATCACGCCAGTCTATACCTTCATAATCCGTTGTCATACACGTGTATTTATACTCGTGTCACAATTGTTGCTTGTTGGCTATCTTGATCGCTTGTTGTATGGTGTGTGTGAGGCTTTTGTTTTGTTGAGCCAAACGTTTGAATGTCTCCCAGCTCACACGAGGCAGAGGAAGCTCGTTCCAATGAATCATGAGCTGTTTTCTCCATTGTTCTTGTGTGTTCATACGCTGATTATATGATGAGCAACATGATTGGGCAACTACCAAATCGACGATCCACAAAAAAACCCGTCTGTTTCCAGACGGGTCGACCCGTTAACGGGTCTGTTGTTTGTTAGTCTTTTGCTTCTACAAAGGTGTAAAGCTCGTTAGCGATGTTGAGAGTGTCTTGCTCTCTGGTGTCGCTAGGTGATGACCATTCAGTGTTGTTTCGACTAGCAATTTCTTGCTGGCGGATCAACTCCTGATGATATCGGTCATCAGCCATGTCTTTTGCCATTCGTAGCACATCGAGACGTATTTCATATCCAGATCTTGCCATGATTTGTGTTTCCTTTCTTTTGTTATTACTGTGTGTGTTTCGACCAATAAAGTGTTGAGCCTAGGGAGCGTGAGTTCAAGTGTGATTGATGTTCAACATGGTGCTCCCGATGACTGGTCCGGCTCCGTCTCGCTGCATGCCGATCTTTATCACGCTCAATTCTGCGTGTGCTTGTTCTAATTCAAGCGGGCAGCTCTCGTTTTTTCGTAAACTCACTCGGTTGCTCTTGAGATTCACAACCAAACTAACATCAGCTTGGTAGTTTATTATCATGTGATCTGCAACTTGATCCATGCATGCATCGGCAAATGCACTCACAAATGTATATTTTTTATCACCAATTGGCACATGTGCCCAATTCACATCAAGATCTTTCAAGATGTTCTCTAGTTCTACGTTCATACGTGTATTATAACGGTTTTCTGTTGATCTAGCAACTACCAGTCGAACGCAAGCATCAATTGTTCAGGAGTGTCTCGAAGCTCGCTCTCTTGTGCCAAAAACAAACAACCATCACCATATCTTCTGTCCACAGGCACTCCGTTCTTGTCTACTCCTGGGCCGATGCTGCGCCATTCAGGCTCGAAACTACAGTCTCGGCTGTTGCCCAGATTGTTCCTGGTGATGTATCTCACCTCGCTATCCAGCTTGACGTAACCGGTGTGAATGGCTTGATCAAGCATCAATTGTAAATCTCTTATGGTTATCATGTTGTGGCGTGTTCTCGCACGTGTTCTGGCCAGCGATCATGCACGCTGGTGTTATATCAACAAGTCCATC